CTAGCTCAACAGGCGGCCTTCAGCCGCCGCCAGTTCATCCTGATCTTCGCCCCTGGGGAACAGGTGCGAATAGGTGTCCATCGTCAGGTTGATGGTGGCATGGCCAAGGCGCTCTTGGACGACCTTAGGCGGCAGACCCAGCCCGCCATCCTGGGGGCGGTTGATGCACCAGGACGCATAGAAGTGGCGAAGGGCATGCATGCCGGTATAGCGGGCGGCAAGGATCGGCTGGCCTTCGGGGTCGATCCCGCCGGTCTCCACCGTCACCCCTGCCCTGACTTGGACCGGCAGCAGGCCGCGGTTGATCATGTTGGCCAGGCTCTCGACCTTTCCCCGGCCGTTCGGGAATACCAGGTCCAGTTCCTTGATCGGCTCGCCCTGGCCGTCCTTGCGGCCGGTATCGCGCCGGGGGCAGATCAGGCGCCATTCGCGCAGCGTGTTGACCACGATCGGCGGCAAGGGCACCTCGCGTTCGCCTGCCTCCGACTTCGGCTGGCCAATATCGTTGAAGCGATCGGCGCGCTGGCGGACGTGCAGGACCTTCCGATCCAGATCCACATCTGCCCAGCGAAGGCCCCGCAGCTCGGACGCGCGCAGACCGGTGAAGATCGCCGTAAGCAGAACCGGACGCCAGCGGCCCCGTAGAGCCCCTACAATGGCTTTGACCTCTCCCGGCGCGGGAATGTCCACCCCAACCCGTAGCCTGCCCTTGGCTCGCTTCTCAGCCCGTCTGTCGGACGATCCGCGGCGGCCCCTCATCTCCCGCACCACGTTACGCGCCACCAGGCCGCGTTCCTGAGCGTCGGCAATGAGCGAGCCGAGGCTGACCACCACCTTGCGGACCATAGCCGGCGAGCGGCCCTCGTCCAGCAAGCGTTCCTCGAATTGGCGCAGCGCCGGCAGCGTCAGGGCGTTGAGCCGAGTGGTGCCGATGAAGGGCGCGATGTGTAGCTCGAGGTGCTGCCGGTATTGGTCAATGGTCGAGCGCTCCCGCCCTGCCCTGTCCTTGGCAGCAATCCAGAGGCGACCGGCCTGCAGCACAGTGGCGCTGGCGGCATCAGCAACGTGCACCCCTTCCCGCACCTCGATCGTGGCGGTGGCGGCGAACTGGTCGGCGTCCTTCTTGAGCTTGAAGGTCTTCAGCCGGCGCCGGTCCTGGCTGTCGATGTAGTCGACCACCCAAGCGGTTTTCTCGACGCCTTTGCTGGTCCAGGTGCGCTTACGAACGGACATTGGGTCACCTCACAGGAATGTCGGAAACAACCACCTTCGACGCCGCGTCTTCTACGCCCAAGTCCGTCAGGACCTGACGAAAAGCGTCGTATAGAGCCAAGCCGCTCTCTGACGGACCAATGATAATGTGGCTCAGAATGTCTCTAACGTCGGTGCTGAAGTCTTCACCCTCAAAGCGGCGCAGCGGCAACTTATGGACTATCTGCGGCACACCTCGGACAACTTTTACTGCAGATTCTATTACATCCGACCCTCCCATCTTTGGTGTGTAGGCAATGCGCCATTCACGCTCCTCTTCAAAACCGGGATGCTTCACGGCCAAGGCGGCCCACTTGTACATGTTGAACAAGTGGCCTTTGACTGCCTCTCGACCCAAGCCCGCAAGCAGTTGGGGGCTAGCTCCAAAGCTCGCGGATAATTGCAGGAAGTCCGCTTCCAGCCCTGCACTTGACGCGTACCGGACTGGCGTGGAGTAGGCCTTAAGAACCTGGCTATCGCTGCGGAAAGGCGCGGCTTTGACAACGAGGGCAACACCAGTCGTCGATCCATAGGCTCGCCACATCGATAGCCGGCCAACCTTGTCCTCCCCCGGCCGGTGCTCCGACATGCAGGTGATATAGGTCTCAAACTTCAGGGCGTCTTGCCAGCCATTGAACAAGTCTTCCACCTCCTTGCAGAGACCATCGAAAACACCGTTCACGGCGCCCTGGAAGGCCTGCCCATTCTCTGAAGAGTAAGCCGCAAAGAGGGCGTCAAGACCATGCTGCACTTCGGTGTAGTCATTCATCACCGTCGTATTGCGGAGCCAGATTTCTTGGTTCTGAAGAATGGCCAGAGCCGCCTCGGCGCTTGAGTAATGAGCGAGGCTGCCCTCAACACCAACTGCGTTCATCCGCTCCCAGTGGTGAGGATAGAATAGTTTGATGACTGCATGCTGCTCCGGTGTACCGCTTGCTAGGACGTCCATCGAGGCGCTCCCCATTCTTGAACCGTGGTTCGTTGGGCCTCGCGTGCGTGCACGCGCATACGCATGAGGAAGGCGGTGGTCATTGGTCGCTCCGGGGGTGCTTCCCCGTTGCTCGAAGCAGGTCACCCAACTGGTCGCGCCCTTTTCGATCGGAGACGCTGGCGGCATAGAAGCGGGCCATAAACTCAAAGCCGTCCCCGAACTTCTCAACCAGATGGCTCAGGGCTGCCTGTTCCGATTCGGCGATGCTGCGCTGGATCGCTCGAAGTTCGTCAATTTGAGCCAGGTCAGCATCGAGCTTCCTGCGTTCGTCGTAGGCCATGTTCAACGCCAGCCTCAGTGCCTCAACTTCCGTTTCGAGCATCTTGTTGGCTTCGGACAATTTGCCGACGATCGCCGTAACATCCCGCCCGACCTCACCCAGAGTGATGGATTCTTCAAGTCGCGCGACGATCTCGGCCTTGAAGGATCGCCCAGCCTGCAGGGCTTCTGCCTCAAGGATTTCCTTGAGTTTCGCCGGGAGACGAATGTTCACTTGGGGGTCTGTGCGTGCCATGGCGCTGTTTAAGCACGGTGCTTGTTGACAATCAATGCCGCCCATGAAACAAGGTTAAGCACGGTGCTTAACATCGCGTCCATGGAGACAACATTTGTCCCGTTCTGACCCACAATTGAACATCCGGATACCAGCGCTTTTGCGTGACCGACTCCGTGAAAGTGCGGAAGCAAACCGCCGATCGGTGACCGCAGAAATCGTCCACTACCTCGACCGCGCACTCGCGGCCGAAAATGAAAATGGCCCGGCAAGCGTTCGAGCGCTTCCGGACCAGGAGCCAACCACCCCCTGAAAGGATAGATCAATGCTCAGCAATGAGAATAGCACCGGCACGACCGGTGAAGCAAGTCGCGGATTGACCAGGCGCGCTGCGCTGGTGGGCTCCCTCGCCACCCTCATCATCCCGCCGGCGATGGCCAGCAGCCTCATGCAGGAGCTCCCCCAGGCTCCTATGACAGCCAAGGAGCGGGCCGACTTCCACTTGGCAGAGTTCGCCAGGGCGATGGATGAGCTCAAGCCGGCAGACGCCCATTCCTGGGGCGCAACGATAGGAGGCGATGGCACGGGCCGGGCCTGGAGCAAGCGTCACGCAATCTTTCGTCTCCCTGATCCCGAAATCGAGCAACGACTGAAGCGGCCCTTCCTGATCGACCGCATGGTCTCTCTCGGAGAGACGCCATGACGCACCGCGAGCGCCTTGAAGCCCTTATCGAAGATGCCATCGCCCTGCTCGATGAGCTCGACGGTGACTGCGACCGCGAGGATGACGGCACGGCAGAACCCTGGCTTGGCTGGACGCGCCAAGGCGCCATCGGCAACCGCCTCGACCTTGAGGAGCCAGACCATGCAGCCTGACCATCAAGCCCAGCCCCTCGACCTCGTATGGGGCGCCGATGCCATCGGCAAGGCCATCGGCCGCAGTGAGCGGCAGGCCAAACACATGATGGCCAATGGGCAGATCCCGGCCCGAAAAATTCAGGGGCGCTGGGTCGCGTCTCTGACCAAACTCCGGAAGCACTTTGAGGCGGAGGTCAGCACCCAATGAGCGACCCCGTTCAGGAATACGCCGACGCACTTTTCGACCTGATGAAATCCGGTGGAGCCGCGACTGCCGATGAATGCTTCGGCATCCAGTTGGCGCTGCCGGAAGGCTCCCCTTCTGAAGCCTATGAAGACGTTTATGGGACAGCGGTCACCACCATGAGCGAGATGGTGCTTGTCATCGCCCGGCGCCGAAGGGTGCCCGCCGACGTGAAGATAGACCGCATGCTGTTATCGATGGCAATGGAGGCTTTCGACCGGCGCTGGGCTGATCTCAATGCGCGCCTGGCGCCGGGCGGTGCAGCATGATGCGGAGTAACTTTGCCCACGGCCGCCGCCGCTGGCGCACCCTATGGCCCACAAGGGGCGCGCACAATGTGCGCACCCCTCCAGATCCTCACCGCGCCCAATTGGTGGTGGCAGTCGCCATCCGCGATGGCAGGCTTGAGCGCGGCCCCTGCGAGGTCTGTCAGGCGGTGGAAGGCGTCGAGGCCCATATCCCTGACCCGGCCCAGCCCTTCGCCCTATCCTGGCGCTGCCCACCCCATATGCCGGGGCGCCAATGACCAGCTCTCAGCCGTGGGTTCGGCTCTTTCCCGGCGAGTGGCTTGCCACCACGCGGGGGATGACGGCTGCGGAGACCGGGGTGCTCATCACGCTGCGGTGCATGATGTTTGAGCGCCAGGGCCCGATACCAAGGGACGATGCCCGCCATGCGCGGCTTTGTGGCATGCCGGCAGGCACCTTTAAGCGCATCCTGGCGTCTCTAATCGCTGAGGAAATGGTCAGCGCGGACGGCGACAATCTATGGTCCGGCGAGGTTGAAACTGAGCTAAGTCACCGACACAAAATCACGAACGCAGCACGCGAAAAGGCAAACACGCGGTGGACTGGAAAAGGTAAGAAAATCAATGCTGGAGATGATGCTGTGGCAATGCAAGCGCATAGCGACAGCATTGCAAACCAGAACCAGAATATAACCCCTATAGGCCCTGAGGGCCATGAGCATGCGATTGACCTGGCTGGAATGTCCCGCAACATCCGAGACTATGCCGCCATGGGAATCAGCCGGGATGCCGCGCTGGCCGTGCAGTGCCAGCAATGCGGCGCCGAGGCTGGGGCAGGATGTGCCGGCGTTCGAGGCCAAGGCAGGGATGCACCACACATCGAACGCTACCAGCTCGTCGCCAAGCTGCGGGAAGCGGCGAAGTCCGAAACCGCCACCCTGCCGATAGTGCGAGAGGGCGACCCGCTCGTGCCGTTCTTGGCCAAGGTCAGGGGCAGGGAGATCATCTTCGGCACTCGTGGCACCGTGACCGCCACAACAGCCGAACTGGAAGCCGCCAAGGCGCTGGCAGGTGCAGCATGACCAGGGGCGGGGCCATCAGGAACTCGCCAGCGACGGGCCGCTCCACCGGCTGGGGTCTAAATCATCCGTTTTTGCAGATTGATGTTCTGAGAGGTCCAATCTGCAATTGGCGGTGGCCATGAAGTCGGCAGCGGAACGGCAGCGGGAGCGTCGGCGCCGGCAGCGGGATGGCGCAATCCTGGTAACGGTCGAGATCAAGCCCAGAGCGCGGGAGGTATTCACATCCGCCCGGTGGATTCGGGAATGGGACGAGGACAGCCCGGAAGCGGTGGCGGCGGCGGTCCAGCGGCTTGTGGACGAGATGCGCGTCGATGGTGGCGAGGAATAGACCTGTCACGCCGTGACGCTTCGGCCAAATCGACTTTGCTAGATTCGGCGAAACTGATTTGGAGACCATCATCGTGCGAGCAATCGTTTCTCACCCATCCGCTAAGCCTTCGGCAATTATGGCGCTGGCCGTTGCCAAGTATCGCTCGACAGTTCTCCGTCAGGACATCGAGCCGATGCTGAAAGCCATTCGCGGTGGCGATGACGCCCTCGCGCTGCTGACCAGGGCCACGGTTGCGCCGGGTAATACCGCCACCAGCGGCTGGGCCGCGCAACTGGCCCATACTGCCTTCGGCGACTATTTGGGCAGCCTGGCCGGTTCGGCCGCATCCCAGATCATGGCGCTGGGCATGACCGTCCCCTTCATCGCCGCGAACCAATACATCGCCCCGACACGCAACACCGCACCAGCAACGCTGCCCTGGGTTGGCGAATCCGCGCCGATCCCGGTTCGGGCCTTCGACTTCCAGGGCCTGCTTCTGAAGCCGAAAAAGATGGGTGCCATCAGCGTCATCAGCCGCGAGCTTGCCAAGCGTGCCGGCGGTCAGTCCGCGGTGCGCCAGATGCTGCATGAGGACGCTGAGCTCGCGCTCGACAGCGCCTATTTCAGCGATGCAGCCGAGGACAATGTGACCCACGCCGGATTGCTCAACGGCGTGACACCGATCGATGGATATGCCGGTGGTGACCTGAGCGCTTTCCAAGAGGACGTTGGCGCAATACTGGCTGTGATCGGCCCGCGAAATTCCGGGCGTATCGTCTATGTGACTGGTCATTACGCGGCCGAGCGCATCAGCCTCAAGTTCCCCGACTTCAAGGGCGCCGTGATCGGTTCGCCGGCCGTGGCCGACGCCACGCTGATCGGTATCGACGCCGGCAGCCTGGTGCATTCCTTCGGCGACTTCGACGTTGATGCCTCGACCGACGCGGTGGTGCATATGAACGACGATCCGCTGGAGATCGTGGCAGACAATGGCGCGGTTGCCGACCCGACCCGTTCGGTTTTCCAGACCGATTGCGTGGCCCTGCGCATCTTGGGCGATGTGGCCTTTGGCGCCCGCAAGCCGAACGCCGTGGCCGTGGTCGAAGGCGTCACCTGGTAGTTTCAGAGATCCCGCTCACGCGGGCCTTTCGGGGGATGGCGGCGCTGGTTGCTCACGGCGCCGCCGACCCGGAGAACGGAGACGACGATAATGTCGGCAACTAAAGAAGCGGATGGATTTGGAGAGCTGATGGAAAAGCTCACGCCTGCTGCCTTGGACTTGGTTCGAGGGGTGTTGGTCGAGCGCCAGGCTAAGGCCCCGCAGGTGGTGGCTTACACGCAAGGCACCCATTCGGGCGTAATCCATGCGCTCGCCGAAAGCCTGGTCTTTGCGAAGGCCCTAAATGCTGAAGCAATGCAGCGCATCGCCTCACTTGAAGCCAGGATCGCTGGGATCGAGGGTAGGAGCCTCAAGCCCCGCATTCGGGTGCCGGCAAGGGTGATCTACAAATGAGCGCGCTGGATCGCGTGCTGGCCGAGGCCGAGCTTGAATTGAACGTTGCCGCTGCTGATGCGCTGATCGCCTATGCGCAGCGCTTGGAGGCATCTGGCGACCCCGAGACCGTCACGAAGGTCGATGTCTATGCCCACACGCTCAAGGGCTGGCGAGACGCTGCGATGAACCGCATCGCGCATGCCGCTGCCGGCCGGGTGCTGCATTGATGACCGGGGGGGGCATACAGGAAATCCAGCCGGCGGGGAGGGTACACCGGTCTGGGTCAAGCGTTCGCGGTCCGACGAAAAATAGAGGGGAGGGTTTGAGCCCATGACCAAAATCACAGCGATCGACGGCGGCGATGGAATGCCACCTGAACCGGACTGGTCGACAACCTACACCGACGTATTTGATCTGGCGCTGGCCCATGAAACATGGGGCCAGGTGACCCGTGAGATGAAGGAAGCTGGCACTCTGGCGGTGGTCAATGGCCATGCCATTCAGCGCCTGGTCAATTTCCGCATCATCTATGAGCGGGCAGCACGGACGGCCGCCGAACAGGGCGCGGTCATCAAGGCTAAGAAAAGCGGCGTGCTGCAGTATTCGCCGCACTGGATTGTGGCGCGCCAGGCGAGCGACACGATGCGCGCGCTCGAGGCCGATCTCGGCATATCGCCCCTTCGCCGCAGCAAGGCCGGCAAGGCCATGAAGCGCGCCGCGGCGAAACCATCCGACAAATACCTGGGACGAAAGGATCAGATCTGATGAATAGCGCAGCTCGACCACTCTTGATTGCCGCGTTTCTTTTGGCTTTAGCGGGCCCCGCGCATGCCGAGCCATTGACTTTGTTCTTCACCGGCATCGGCCTTGGAATAACCGGTGGCGGTGCCACCTTGGCCGGCGTATCACTGGCAACGGGGGCAATGGGCGCAGGCATTGCAGTGGGGGCTTTCCTACCTCGTAGCCTCCTTGGCAAGCTGATGCGGAAGGCGACTCCGAAATGACGGTCATCAACCTGCACATTGGGGCGGATGCAGCCCATATCGTCACCGACATGGGCGTGGTCGACTACGCCACCGGCATCATCGTGGGCCTAGCTCACAAGGTGATCTGGCTGCCTCGGATCAACGCTGCCCTTGCAATCTCCGGCGGCGTCAATGCCAGCGAATACATGCGCGGCTATTTTTACTCCCGCCCTCCGGAGACGCCTGGCGATGCCGAGTATGGGATGCGGACATACTTGGAGGAGGCGATAGAGCGGCGGGGCAGTGCCGGCATTGATCCTCTCGGTGAATTCGTCCTGATGATCGCGGGCTGCGACGATGGCCGCCCATTTGGCACGACATGTGTAGTCTCTGACCTGGCCGGCGGCGCGCAGGTGGCGATATTCGCAGGCGACTTCGCCCTTCCCCCTATGCCGCAACTCCCGCCTGTCTCTGCCTACGATGCAGACTTCATGGCCAGCGCGCTCGACCTGATCACCAAGCAACGCGACACGCCGGCAGAGCTACCGGGCGGGGCTATGGGCCGGGTGGCGTCAGGTGCGGCGATCCTCACCACCCTCAGACCTGACAGCATCAACAGCACTGTACTCACGGCATGGCCCGATCGGGTCGGCGATAGCGTCAAGCCAGACCATGTTCCTTTGATCACAACGCCGAGCACCTAACTTATTGCCAAGGCTATGCGGTGGAGACCGCAGAGCCCTGTAGGGGGGGCGGTCAGAAGTCTGCAAGGCAGCCGGGGGCCGGACCACGTGGGGGCTCACGTAGAGGTTTTTTCCTCTGGTGGAAGTTCGCAAGTGCGAACCACTTCTGCGAAACACTCTAAGCCATTGATTTAGCGCAATATGGTGGTTCGCAGTTCGCAGTGGCTTGCACGAAAAGTACGCAGCAGGTTCGCAGTGCGAACCAAGGTGCGAACCACGTGGGCCGGCCCACCTAGAGCCTCCAGAGCAAGATGACGGCGATCGCCACGAGCAGCAGGCAGATGGCTAGCAGCAAGCCCATCATTGTCGCGCGCTGTTCCTGCGCAATTCCCAGCAGCTTGTTGGTCCGCTCCGGTGATCCATCAGGTGGATCGGACCGCATCATTTCTTCAAGTCGTCTGCTCAACGGCCCACCCTCCAATATCGTGCTTGTCGACCATCGCTGTTCGGGACGGCAAGTCTCAGGGTTAGGCCTGGGGCTTCTTCGGGATCAGTCGCTCGAGCAGGTCCGCAGTATCGGCCGTGTTCCGGTCGATCCTCGCCAGGCGGTAAACAACTGCGCCGATAGCAAGCAACAGCAGACCGGAAAACATCAGGCCAAAGCCTGGCGCCACCGCCATCACCGCGCCAAGTGATGCAGCCCCACTATAGGGCGCTGTTTGATCTATCGACCGCATCGCTCTGACGGTCAGCCCTACCCATGCACCGCCAGCAATGATCGTCACCCACCCGAGCAGCGAAAAGACGTATGACATTAGCCCCTCCCATGTCGCGCCTGTGTCGCGTGGCGCAGCCGTACGATAGCGGACGTCCCTGATTCCTCAATGACTTAGCTGGACGCAACAAGCGCGACATGGAAACGATGAGCGCCGTAGTCAGCACTCTCGCAAACCATTGATTTTATTAAGGAAAAAATGGTGCCCGGGACCGGAATCGAACCAGTGACACGCGGATTTTCAATCCGGCTTCATGCCATATATTTCGGGGCTTCCGGCCGTCCATGTGCCATCCATGTGTCATGGATGGAGGCGACCAATCGTCACTGAGGCTTGAGTTTCAATCATCCCACTCGGCGTAAAGGTGTCCGCCGAACACGGATACCACTTTGGCGATGGCCTCATGGCTGACGTGTCGGTCGTTCTGTCCGGAGATGATGCGCTGGCAGCCGAGTGCGCGGGTCAGCGTCTGCAATTTCACACCGCGGACGCTTGCCTCGGCTATCACGTCGGCGACGACTGGCGTGGCAGCGACCCTGTGAGGCCTCTTTACGATGCCGAGATGTTCGCGACGGCCCTCCACCGCCGCCACCGTCCGACCAAGCATCAACGCGACCTGCCGATCTGTGTGGGTGGGAGCGAGCCGATCGACGACGTGGTCTTCGGCCTTCGACCACCGCCTCATCGTCCGAAGCCCCAACTTGCAGGAGCGATTGTAGATGGAGCACCTGGAGCGACCGGGCAGGCGCAGCTCGGCTTTTGCCAGGTCTGGATGGCACCTGCGCAATATCTTGTCCTCAGCAAGAGTCCACTCCGCGCCCTTTGCCCGCACCCCCAAGCGTGGTGCTCGGTTGCGCAGCGACTTTGGTTCGCGGTGGGGGAGCAATTCCAATAGTAGCTTGCGCCCAGATGCTGATCGCCAGTGCTTGCGGATCAGATCATCCTCCCAGGGCTGATAGCGGTTTTCACGCTTGCCCATCGGCAAATCTCGCACGTAGATGTCCACCTAGGGCGGCGATTGCGCGACCGTGAGCGCCGTGGTCCTGCTTCCGACGCCACTTGCGCCGAGCGAAGTAGCCCTTTCGCCGGACAATTGCGTCTAAGTTAGTCAGGGACACCCCAAGTAACTGAGCGCGACTATAGATCTGGTCGATCAGATCGATGCCGGAGGTCTGGGCGGGCGGCTTCTGTCGACGATGACCACGCTTGTTCGCCGCCAAGCCGATTGCACGCCAGCTGCGGCCAGGGAAGGCGGCCAAAACTTCCTCACGCGTGCCGCTGCGATAAATGCGCAGCCGTAGGATTTCGTTGTCGCTCCATGGCGCGCGGGACTTCGTGAGGCCAAGCCTAGCAGCCTTGCTGTACACTGCTGGCTTCGTGCGTCTGGGGAGCACGGGAAACACTGCACCGTACCTGGGGTGGAGATCGACAAGCGGCCCCACCTCCCGATCTTCCCAAAGTGGGTGCCCGTTCGGCGTGATGCCGCGCAGCGCCATGAGACGGCGCCCGCGCTCAGCACTCGCGGCGCCTCTGGCGATCCATGAAAGTGCCATTGGTCCCTCCTGACACCTAATCGGACACCCGACCGGGCCAGTCGACAAGATCGGCGGAGAGAAGTTCCCCCATCATTCACACGCGCTCGTCGCCGGGTCATTAACGAAAGGATAACAGCGGTATTTACCTCGAGGACTTCCTAGTGTTCACTGAGCCCATTGGGGGACTAATCATGATCAAGAAAACTATCGTCGCGCTCGCCGCGGTTTCGACCCTTGCCGCGTGTGCTACGCCGCCGAAGGATATTGCGCCGACCTACGTTTCTACTGGCCTATATGAGAACCTGACCTGTGCGCAGCTCCGAACCGAAGCCGAAGGCGTTTCCGCTCGGGCAGCAGCCGCCTATGGCAAGCAGGAGCAGAATCGCAACAGCGACGTGGCCATGACCACAGTGAGCCTGGTGCTGTTCTGGCCGGCCGCCTTCTTCATGAAGGGTGACGGCGCCGCGGCCGCCGAGGTCGCCCGCATCAAGGGTGAAATGCAGGCTATCGAACAGGTCAACCGCATCAAGAACTGCGGGATCCAGTTCGCAGCGATGTAGCGCCGTTTGGCTTCTGGCCAGAGGTGTTCTCTGCCAGAAGCCCTCATGGTGCCGAGATGTAGGAACGAATCTCATGTTTAGCCGTGCCGCCGCGGTGGCCGTTGCAACCTTGGCCCTTACCATCTCACCCGCCTCGGCTCAGAACGGTGAGTGCAACATCAAGGGCAACGTCAGCACCCAGGGCGAGCGAATCTATCATATGCCCGGCGACAAGTATTACGACGAGACCAGGATCAGCGCTTCGCATGGCGAGCGCTGGTTCTGCACCGAGGCGGAAGCGCGGCAGGCCGGTTGGCGACGGGCTCGCGTTTAGTGCAGCAGGCCAAGCCCGATGAGAACCCGGCATATGGCCAGGTGGTGGCCACGGCGCGTGAGCTGATCGAGCAGCATTTGAGGCCGGAGGAGCGCTGATGGCTGGCGAGCCAAGCGGCCTATTGAAAGCAATCGAGACACTGGCCGCTTCAATCAAGAGTCGGCCGGAGGCAGCGCTGGCCGGTATCGCCATACTGGCCCCTGCCTTGCTTATTCCAATGGGTGTTAACCAATGGATGGCTATGATTGCCCCAATTGGTGTTTATATCATCTACTGCGGACGGTCGGTGATGGCCGAGCGCCACAAAGAACGGATAGCGGAGATGAAGATTGAAGCTGTCCAGGCTGCCGGCGACAAGCGTATCACCGATTTGGCCGAAAAGTACCTGAAACGCTTGCCGGAAGGAGGCAAAGACAATGACTGATCTCTGGTTCCTCTACCCTGTCGCGGTGCTGGCAACTCTTGCGATCATGTACGCCACCCACACCATCAATCGCGCGTCGCACCGCCGACAGCACGACCTCGCCGCAGCGGCTGAAGCAATCAAGGCGCACTACGATGCCCTTTACGAGCTTCTCGACGACGACGATGTGCCGGAAAATCTGAAATCTGCTGCCTATGCCTTTCACAAGTCCGTGACGGACCGGGGTGTGGCCTTGGAGATTGCGAACTTCGTCTGCTCTGACGCGGAGATTGAACCTACCGATGCCATGGTGCAATTCGACAAGGACGTCGAGGCATTCCGGCTTACCAACCGTCCAGCCTACGATCGGTTCAGAACGATTATCTCCAGCGGCATGGCGGCGATGCTTCTGCGCTGGCCGGAGACTGCGGACGTATTTGAGCGGGCTGCCTTCGAGGCCGCCATCGAGTCTGAGCGGCAGCGCGAAATCTCGAATGCCGTTGTGGTACGTAGTGTCAGATCGAACAAGAACCACGACGATCCACACTTCGGCGGCACGTTGGCTACAGCCTAGCCGAGAAAGCTCCGCCGCGGCGGAGCTTTCGTTTTCCATGATCGCTCACGCGCGTATTACTCAATACCAATCTCTGAATAGGCTCTGAGTTCAGTGATTATCGGCGCCCGGTCGTCCACCAATGACGACCGCCGCTGCATGCAACATCATAGCGCCCGCGATTGCGATAGCAGTGACGACGGGTCGCGCCTGACCGCCCGCCAGGGGCGCCAACACAAGCGTTGCGACCACGGACACAGCTACGCCGTTCAGGAACTGGGCCGCAGTTCGTCTCGTCTCCCGATTAAGCCTCATCGCTCTTCTCCTTGCTGATGTCGCAAGGATACATCCTCTGGCATGAGCGGGGATTATGGGGATAAGCTCAGCTAGCGGAGGTGGCCATGAAAGCACTGGTGGACCGGCTGAGTGCCGAGCTCTCGACCAAGTACATCCAATATCTGGAAACATTAATGGTCGACCTGTGGAGCGAGGCCGGCTTCGTGGAGTTTCGCGCCGGCTTTTCCTTGCGCCGAGACCATCAACTCCGGTCGTTCACCGTCAAAGTCGAAGCGGACGCGGGCCAAACTGCCGAAGAGCGAGAGCTGCTAATCGTCGTGGTGTTCGACGAGATCGAGGAGCAAATCGACATGGCCATCGCCGATGGCCTGGTGGATGCGAACTGATGACCAATAAGGTGCCCAGCCGCCCTGCCCGCGTCCCCAACACCGAATCCGACGAGCGCCGGCGGGAGAGGATCGAGCGCGAGGCCATCCTGACCGAACAGCGCGCGTTCCTCGACAGCTTCGAGCGGCAGGTAGCGGAGCTTGAGGCTAAAGCCACCGGCCATGCTTGCGATGCGCCCAAGGATTCGGCGGGCCGATAGGGTCTCGCCCGGCCTCTCGGTCGCGCTTGGCCTTACGCTTGGCCTTGATGTTGTCCATGGCCTGAGACTGCACCAGGAGGATCTGCGAGCATGAACATCTTAGAATTCGCCGGAGCTAGCTTTTTTGCCGTAGGCTGCTGCCTTGTATTCGCATGCTGGAGACTTGGAGCGGCAGGTGACATCGCCTTGCTGTTTGCTGCAGCTGGCATACCGCTGGCGATGGTAGGCACTGCCTATCTCACCTGATGGCGGCCAACGCTAAGCCGCGAAAGCGACATTGGCGCGTCTTATGGGCTACAAGCCCCCGCACCTTGATAGGTCGATTCCTGCTCATTTGGCGGGCGGTGTTGGTTGGCCGCTCAGAAGCTGTCGTCGGATAACTCGTCGTCGATCTCCGCGTCTTGCTCTCCGGCTCGCCGAAGGAATAGAAACAGGACCAAACCGATAAGAAGGAGCGTCATCATTATGACGCTGTACGGCACTATCAGATCATATCCATAGGAAAGAACCATCAACGCCAGGATTATCGCGGTTACCAGCACTACATAGATATCCTGTCTCGTCCCGCTCATGTCCAAACTCCTCCAAACCATTACTTTTAACTGAAACCGAGAAATCGTCAGCGTTGTGGATTGCGCAATTAAGTAACGATTGATCTAGCAATGGACGTCCGTCGCGCATTCTGGCAGAGCACGATCCTATTTTGGTTCAATACGTCGCGAGCGCACCTGATGCAACAAATGCAACGCCGGGTTTTCGAACTGCACCGACCGGATGGCGGCCTCAAAATGGTAACCGTAGGCTACAGCGATGGGGTGGCTGACGTGATTGTCGAGGAAGTCGACCCGATAGGAGGAAAGCTGGCGGAGCGGCGGCAACAACTCACCTACTCAGGCAAGCTTGGCTTCAAGGTATACGCCTTTGATGTCGAGGTTATAAGCAGGGGACGTTTCGGATTGGCGAAAAAGACGGTTTGGCGCTTTTAGCTGAGTTGTTAGGCATAGTTCTTCAATCAAAATACCATGGTGTCGCGTTGAAGCGGTTTGCAGCAAAAGCCTTCCAGGCGCTCTCTAGGCTCTACAGCATTCGTGGCAATGTGCACGTGGGTAAGAACGTTCATATTGGCATTCTGTCCCTCCTGTGGGCGCCAACGCGCTTGGAGGTGGGAGACCAAACTTATATCGGAAAGCACTGTACCATTCAGGTAAATGGGCGGATTGGTCGAGGGGTAGTCATAGCCAACAACGTGGGTATCGTTGGTCGGATCGACCATGAATATCGTGAACCCGGGGTACCTGTACGAGACGGGCGCTGGGTTGGGACGGATACGCACCTCGCGCAACTGCCAGAAAATCGGGTAGAGGTAGGCGACGATGTCTGGATCGGCTTTGGAGCCATCGTGCTCTCCGGCGTTTCCATCGGGACAGGCGCCATTATCGCGGCAGGCTCAGTTGTGACGAAGAGCGTTCCTGCTTTCGCCATCGCAGCGGGTGTTCCCGCTCGGGAAGTAGCAAAACGTTTCGATGGCAACGCCGCCGACATCGAAAAACACTTGGCAATGCTGAATTACCGCTACGGAGTGGCACAATAAATTATGCGACCAAGCGTTTCCTACGTGTTTCCTACATCGCACAAGTTTCGTGTGCCCTTTCACGAGCGACTTCGTGAGGAGCTAGACGCGCGCGGTATAGATTACAAATACATCTATTCGGAAAACGACACTAATGACGGTAAGGGAGACGTACAAGCACCGCTAGGGGCAATTTCGGTCCCGTTGATCACCTGGCGGTGGGGGCGGCGTCGCATATCGTTCCAACGCGCGATGGCTGCCACCAAAAATGACGACTTGGTGATCCTGCAGCAGCAGAACAATCTGCTCGGAAACTACCCCATCCTCTTGAGCCGGCGCGTACAAGGAAAGAAGGTTGCACTTTTTGGGCATGGCAAAAACTTCCAGTCCTCGAGTCCCAATGGGTTGGCTGAGACGTTTAAGCGCTGGTGGTCACGGCGAGTAGATTGGTGGTTTGCATACACAGTGGAATGCGCCCGCGTCGTCCAACATATGGGATTCCCCGCCGACAAAATAACGGTGTTCAACAACGCCATCGATGTGTCTTCAATTTCCGCTGAGATGGCTAGTCTCAGCAAGGAACATCTCTCCAAACGGAGGGATGCCGACTTTCATGGATCGCAAAACATCGGCGTTTATGTCGGAAGTCTCTATGCCGGTAAACGCATCCAGCTTCTGCTGGACTCGGCTGACAAAATCAGAGAGGCCATACCCGACTTCCACCTGATTGTGATCGGTGGCGGGCCAGAAACGGCACTCGTTGAACGGGCTGCACTATCGCGGCCATGGCTGCATTATGTTGGACCGAAGTTCGGTCTCGCTAAAACCGAACTTGTGGCCTTGGGGGACGTCGTTCTCATGCCCGGAGCGGTTGGGCTCGTCGTTTTGGATGCTTTTGCATACGGGTTGCCGCTCGTTACCACCCGCAGCGCCAAACACGGACCAGAGATTGCATATCTGGTCGACGGAGAAAACGGCGTGATTGTCGAGAATGACACCGACTATCCTGCGGCCGTAGTTCATTTGCTAAAAAACTCGGATGAACGAATGAGGCTCGCGGAAAATGCGGCGAGCTGTTTGCAAATTTATAACATCGAGAACATGGCCAAAGCCTTTTGCAATGGCATCCTGGCCGCCCTCTCTCACGATGGAAAGACCCATGATTAATATGCAGTTTGTCAAAAGCGACTTATTGGCATCTCTTCAGAGCACCATAAGCAATCGGACAGCAAAGGTGGGTGTAATTGGCCTGGGTTACGTCGGGCTTCCCTTAGCTGCCGCGGCGGCGCGCGCCGGCTTCCCGACATTGGGTTTCGACGTAGATCCCGCGAAGATTGACGAGATTGCCGCTGGGCGATCGTACATCGGGGCAGTAACCGACGACGAGCTGACCCAACTGGTCGAAACAGGACGGCTCGCGGCAACATCGGCCATGACAAGGCTAACCGAGGTTGACCTCATTGTTATCTGTGTGCCGACGCCGCTAACGAAGCATCGAGAGCCGGACACTTCCTATATCGAGAAGACTGGCGCGCAGATCGCGTCCATCCTGCGCCCGGGGCAAGTAGTCGTGCTTGAGTCCACGACCTATCCCGGTACAACGACGCAACTTCTACGACCAATCCTAGAATCCGGAGGGCTGCAATCAGGAAGGGACTTCTTCCTAGGATTCTCACCTGAGCGCGAGGATCCAGGTAACGCTACGCACCGAACCGCTACCATTCCGAAGATTGTCTCTGGCGACGGGGACGAAGCTAGCGCGGCGATCCATGACTTCTATGCAAGCATTGTGGACAAGGTTGTGTCGGTAAGTTCGCCAGACACCGCCGAGGCCACAAAACTTACTGAAAACATATTCAGGGCAGTGAACATTGCCTTGGTAAATGAGCTCAAGGTTGTCTACGACGCCATGGGAATTGACATCTGGGAAGTTATCGACGCAGCAGCAACAAAGCCCTTTGGATTCATGCCGTTCTATCCAGGGCCGGGACTTGGCGGGCACTGCATCCCGATTGACCCGTTCTATCTTACTTGGGCATCAAGGGCATACGATCTTCCTACCAAGTTTATCGAACTCGCAGGCGAGATCAATGTGGCGATGCCTCGGTACGTCATTGGCAAGGTGGAGGAAGCACTCGGAGACAGGTTCAAAAAGTCACTGCACGGTGCCTCGATCTTGATCATCGGACTCGCTTACAAGAAGAACGTAAGCGACATTCGCGAGAGCCCCAGCCTAAAGCTGATGGAACTCATCGAGGACCGCGGGAGTCACGTAGACTTCGCAGATCCTCATGTACCGATCATCGGCATGAGCCGGGAACATGCAAATTTGGCGGGAAAGGAGGCAATACCGATCACTCCGGAAACGATCTCCAGGTACGATGCAATACTCATCGCTACGGATCATGATAGCATCGACTATAGCGTGATTAGCGGAGCCCGCTTGATCATCGACACCAGGAACGCGATGGCGCGACGGAACCTTTCCGGCGATAACGTAGTAAAGGCCTAAGTGTCGATGACCTCAAATTTGGTAGAACCTCAAAGCGAAATCGCTCGATTTCGCGTGCTGGGGGTGCCGGTGAGTGTCGTAAACATGCGGCGCGCCGTTGACGTCGCCGTTGCATGGGCAAGAGAAAACAGTCCGCGTACTATTTTTGTGCGCGATGTGGCGAGCCTCATGCTGGCGGTTGATCAACCGAAATTCTGTGCTTTGCACGGTGAAGCTTCGCTGGTAGTGCCAGACGGACAGCCGCTTGTGTGGCTGGGCAAAATTAGCAGCCACAGTGCAATCGGCCGGGTCGCTGGTGCGGATTTTGTAGACGCGGTCTGTTCGGCTACGAGCCGAACAGACCTGACCCACTTCTTCTATGGAGGCAAGCCCGGGGTTGCGGAAAAAGCGGCGGACAAACTTCGCGCGAAATACCCCGGCCTCAAAATAGCCGGGACACTGACCCCGCCCATGCGCGACATCGACGCGACAACGACCTTCGACGAAAGCCAACTCGCCGAACTGGCTACGATACGTGACGCACACCCAGACTTCGTCTGGATAGGAATCTCTAGCCCAAAGCAGGACTACTGGATGATGAAGGCCGCGCCACTAATTGGTCGCGGGGTCTTCGCCGGCGTGGGTGCTGCCTTCGATTTCCACGCGGGCACAGTCAAACGCGCGCCAGCATTCATGAGAAATAGCGGGTTGGAATGGCTACATCGTTTGCTTAGTGAGCCTAGGCGCCTATGGCGGCGGTACTTGCTTCTTGCGCCCCGGTTTGTCTGGCTTTTGCTCCGATCCAGGAACTCGTGAATGCAGATCCTGCAGAAAGTGCTTAGCGCCAGGGATCAGGTGATGGGCTTGGCTATTTGTCGGGCTGCAGGGGTGTCTTTGGGAACACGCGTCAGGTTTCATGGCTCCCCCATCGTGACGCGCGTTGAGCATTCAACTATATCGGTCGGCGCCCGCTCGGTTCTTATTTCGGACAGTAGATACACCGCCCTCGGTGTACGCAGTCCCACCATCCTTCGAACATTAATGCGCGGCGCCCACCTGCGTATTGGCGAAGACGTAGGCCTAAGCGGCGCGGTCGTTTGCGCAGCGCTCGCCGTGGTAATTGGGAATGGGTGCCTCATTGGTGCCGATGTCATGATCTTCGACAACGACTTTCATCCTGTAGATCATCCGGCACGCAGATATTCCACCCAAGATGACGCATCGCAGTTTGCTCCGGTGGTCATTGAAAGCAACGTCTTCATCGGAGCTCGATCGATAATCTGCAAAGGAGTGACGATTGGGCAAAATTCTGTCATCGGTGCAGGCAGTGTCGTCACGCGATCGGTGCCGGAGAATAGCGTTTATGCTGGCTCTCCTGCAAAGTTTATCCGTAAGTTAGGCCCGATCCCGGCATGATTACCGAAACCCTCCCTACCATCGCTGTTGTCCTTGCGTGCTACAATCGAAGAGCCTTAACCCTTCGATGCCTTGCGTCAATAGAGTCGGCAGGATCCGACCGGGCACGCTTGGTGGTCTACTTGTTTGACGATGCTAGCAGCGACGGCACGTCGGACGCAGTGCGCGAGAATTTCCCATCAACCAACATCATGGCTGGTGACGGCGAACAGTTCTGGTGTGGCGGCATGCGACAGGCGATGGCGGCCGCTGAGGCCGCCGGGTACGATTACCTGCTTTGGCTAAATGACGACGTGGAACTGGCACCCGATTTCCTAGATATTCTCCTCAACTCCCACGCCGAGGCACTCCAAAGCCACGGGCCTGGCCCCCATGTGATTGTCGGCCCGGTGGTAGACCCGGTAAGCAGGGAAATAACGTATTCAGGCTTTCGCAGGACGTCACGCGTACATCCCGCCAAACTTGAGCGCGTGGCGCCTTCTGGCACTCTTCAGCAGTGCGACACGATGAACGGAAACTGCGTGCTCTTTCCCGCCTCGATTGTCAGCAAAGTGGGCGAGATCGATCGTGCCTACTCACAGCAGATTGGCGATGCTGACTATGGCTATCGATGCATCGAAGAGGGGGCCATGCTCTGGGTCGCCCGGCGGTGGGTCGGAAGCTGTGTATCAAACAACAGGCGTCTTCGTTGGTCAAATCCGTCGCTAACATTTGGCGAGCGACTGCGTATCCTCAATACGCCCCACGGGCTCCCCATCCGTCCTTGGCTGCATTTCATGTGGCGCTTTGGTGGACCTCTGGGGGCCGCTCTCCTGACACTTAGCTACGCCAAGTGGTTCGCGCAGAGCCTGCTCCCGAAGAAGGGGGGCGAAGCTTCGTGAGCTCTGGCCACAGCGCCGTGCGCAGCGTTCTCTTGTATGGTTCGTCCATCGCGCTGGTGAGCGCTTCAAATTTCGCAAGCGTACCTATCCTCCTCGCGCTGCTGGGCGAAACTGAGTTCGGCATATGGGCGCTGCTCGAGCCTGCACTCCTAGCCTCAATTCCATTGGCGGGGCTCGGTATACAGATCGGACTGTTACGGCTGATCAATGGAGGCGGTAGCGATCAAGCTACTGTAGCCGCTCTACTACCAGTCCATGCCGCATTGGCTCTGTGTGTTGGATCGGCGGCCGCTATGGTGACCTGGTTCCTAGGTTTCGACGCCTATGTGTGCGCTCTTCTGGGCGCGGCCGTCGCTCTGGAAGGAACAATCTCGTTCTTCAGCAGCTTGTGGCGAGCCCAAGGAAGACCAAGTCGATTTGCAATGGTGGAGGGAGGGCGAGCGGCGATCCTAGTCGCTGTCCTGACCTGCATATTGTTGTTCGGGGCACATTTGAGCACCGTTGGCACTTATTTCGAGTTGCGCGTGGGCATGGCACTGCTAGCCCTGCTAGCAGCCGTTGCCGTCGTACGGCCGCATCTGAGTCCAAACATGTCGGCGGCGTGGTCTGCCTCCTGCTACGGCGTACCTATTGTGCTGGCGTCAGCCTTGTCTGCGCTATTGATTGGGGCTGACCGATACGCGGTGGCGTTTTACGAGCCAGAAGCGATTTCCACGTATGTCGCCCATATGAAGCTGGCACAGCTGGTCGCACTTGTCGCAACCGCCTATTTCACTTGGTTCGGCCCAGTCGCCATTCGCCTCGTAAACGACGATGTCCGCGGATCAAGCGCCTTGTTGGTGAACAGCACCTCGGTATTTTTGCTTGCTCTCCTGATAGTTTGCGCCAACCTTTTTCTGGTTGCCCCACCGGCTTGGTCGTTGCTGTTTCCGCAGGTAATGTTCAACCAACAGCTGCTCGCGGTGCATTTGGCCGGCACTGCATTGTTTGCCATGGGAAATCCCCTAAGCATCGGAACTCTGCGAGCCGGACACACCTATCAGGCCGTGATCGTTGCTCTGATCGCAATTTCCGTAGGCATGTTTGCCAGTTTTGTGCTGGGCGCTAGCTTTGGCCTGTTGGGCGCAGCATGGGGCCGAATGATGGGTTTAGCCACCTACGTCTTTGCATTCGCGTTGCTCACACTGCGATCTCTCCCGCTCTCCTACCCCTGGCTAACCTATGCAATTGCAACGGCAATGTGCATATTGGTGGTGTCTGGACTGACAATCATTCTACCCGGCGACGGGTGGTATGCAGCGTCCGCGAGGATAGCAGTTGCCAATGTTCTCATGGTGCCCCTCTTCGGGTACCTTGCCCTCGCCTTCATAAGAAAGTCCGACCGAACCCAATGAAGGTAAACCGATTACTCTTTTGGGTACTGCTGGCATGCTTGCTGCTCGCTGTTGTCGGGCCACAGGCTGTCTCGGACGACTTCGTGGCCGCACGGTACCTGCCCTCTCCTCTCAACTACACGCTTTTTTTCTTGTGCATCGTGCTGGTGTGCTTCATTCGCGACCCCCTGTCACGCATTGTAGCGGCCGGGTGGGCGCTGTGGCTCGTGGTCGGCAATCTATTCATCTTTGGGAGCCACTTTCGACGCAGGCTCGCCGCGCCACTCTACGTTCAAGACGCGAACACGTTGTTCCTGATTGCAACAGCGTGCTTTTGCGGCGGAATTGTCGCCTTTGAATTTCTTCGAAGGCCGCAAGTAGAGGGAAAACCAAGAGAACTCTCGAAATTAGCAACTCCGGCTGCGCTGGCCTTGTACGCCTTTCCCGTCGTGTACGCCCTCTCGTTGGTGGTGTGGCGGGTGCCCACAATCCTATCCGGCGAGAACATCGTTGATTTGATGTACGAGGTTGATAGGGGTCCAGTTTATGCATTGCGCACCGTCCTAATAATGACAACTATCGCAATTGTGGCGTCCACTAAGAGGCTCGCTCGCCTTGAGCACACCTTTTTCTTGGTAGCTGTTGTTGTCGCTCTTCTCCTGCTGAGCATTTTGGACGGAAAGCGCGATCTGGCGCTAGCTGCCGTAATCGGCATGGGAGCGCACTTCCTCATCGTACGGAACGGCAACGTTAGATTTTTTCATATCGTTGCCGTACTAGCCACGGCAATTGCTTATTCAATAATTTCGGATGTTCGAGCGGCTCGTGTCTCGGGCAATGAGCCAGCAATCCTCTATATCATTACCGCGCTAGGCGTTGAGTACAAGGATTTCGTCCATAGCATAAACTACCTTTCTATCGAGAAAATGCAATCTATCGGCTACGATTGGTGGAAATCATCTGTCGCGAGCTTATTGAATCGGAGCCTCTTAGGCGTCTTCGGTGTTGACAAAGACGCCTGGGTACAAATGGACAGCGCAAGGGCATGGATGCGCGCATACGGAATTACCCTTGGCATTCGAACCGGCATCGTCTCCGAGATGTACTACGCCTTTGGGTATTTCGTATTTGCCGCTACCGCTATTCTCGGTTTCCTCCTAGCGTTCATTGTTCGGCGCATCCGGAAAGCTAAGAGCGTGCTCGGCTATGTATACTGGCTGGCGATGTTTGCTACCTTCTCAATGTCGATTATGGGCCAGACCACGTCGGTGTTGGGGGCATTTGTTACCCTGACATACGCGGTAGTGGGTGTTTTCCTTCTGTCGCGTGTTTTCGCTCCTCGGCTACTCTTCGCGCCGAATCCTTATCAGCAACCAACCCCAATACAGGTCGAAGAAGAGTAATCAGCACGACTGCAGTTCATATCCGCCTCCAAGATGTAAACGCGGGGCTACATTGCGCGCCATGCGTTCAACCCAGCGTTGACCAGCCAGATGGTACCCCCCACAAAGGCGGCAATCACCAGCCAGCCAATGGCGGCCGCGAGGCCATTCACGCCTGTCCGGAGCCAGCGCAGAAACATGAAGTCCTTCCGGGCCTCGTCCTGCTGCTGATCACTTTCGACCCTCAGCCCGGCATCGGCCAGAACATCGGCCATGGCGGAACGCATCTGTTTCATTTGCTCGTCGGTGAAGCTCTTGCTGGATTCGACCAAAGCCGTGAGAACGCGCGACTGATCCTCGCGGTCCTTTTCGAGCAGATCTACGCGCTTTGCCAGGGTCATGCGGGCACGGCCCAGGGTATCGGGGTTGGACATTGGTGCTCCAGTCTTGAGCGGAAGTGAGATCAGGCCGCGCGGCAGGCGGTGAGCTTTTGATAGTGCCGATCCAATTCGACCGCCCAAGCATCGACGGCGCTATCGTCAGCAGCTTGCAGGGCGTCCACAGCGGCCACGGGCGGCGGGGCCAGTGCTGGGCAGCTACCGACTATGCGCGTCGTCTGACAGGCCCCTAAGCCGGTCATAGCTGCGATCAGGATCAATAGCCTGGCGGTCGATTTCATCATAATGCTCCTGAAGGTTGTCGCGGGCCTTGGCCTGCTCAAGGCGGGCGGCGTTCTTGCCGTCCTCGCGGATGCGCCAATAGGCGGCGAAGATGGTAGCGATGAACGCACCGGCCGCCAGCAGGTAGAACTTGGTCTTACCGAAGAATGCCGTGAGCCAGGTCATCAGCGTGTCGCCTTCCGGATCACGAGGAAGGCAATGGTGACGGCCGCAATGACCATAAGGGCGGCAATGGCGTACTGAACCGGACCATTGCCCGAGGCGACAGCCGCTGCGCCGCCCAGCAGCCCGCCACCGGCCGCCATATTCTCGGGCGTCACCAAATCCTTGATCGGATTGCCGGGCTTGGCCTCGACGGTGCTGGTCGAGACGAATGCGCCACGCGCCCAAAGCCCCGCCTCGGCAGCGCGGCGGTTGATGAGCCCCTGCATGACCTTGCCGTCATTGTATTTCCAGCGTGCCAGTTGGCCCGGCACGGCGTTGTAGTCGCCAGCGTTGAGCTTCTTGAGCAGGGTGGAGTTCGAGAAGCCCGGCTTCGACCCGCCGCCCATGCCGATATTATCGGCAAAGGCTACCAGCGCGCCGAACTGGTTGTCGCTCAGGTCCACCTTGACCAGCCGCTCCACCTGCGCCGCCGTCTCGGCCAGGCGCGCGGTCAGCAGCGCGGCGGCCTCGCCCTCCGTGATCGTGTCGCCCTTGCGCACCGCCCTGCCCTTGATGCGGGTCTGGCCATAGCCAATGGTCCATGGCGTCCCGTCGCGGGAGCCCGGATCGGGATAAGCATTGGGGCGAAACCCCTCCCACTGTTTGACGAGCGAAAGCGTCTCCGCGTTTACCGCGCGAGCCATGGTGGTCTCCTATCGATGTTGGAAGTGAGTTACGCTCGCCGGCAGGATTGCTGGCGAGGTGGATCAGATGGCGAAGCGAGAAGTGCGCGAGGGCGACCGAATACTGGTCTGGCTCGACGTGACGCGGGTTGCCGCGAACGCTCTAGAGGAACAGGTAGTGACGGTGGACGTGCCGGGTCAGAAGGTCACGGCACCGCTCAAGTAATCAGCGGTCCGATGGCGGCCTGCGCCTGAGGAAGTGTAACTCGTTGAATGCCGGCCAAGAGCGGATGCACCGGCTCTGCGGGGTCAAACTCCTCCGGGTGCAGTGCGGGATCGCCCCAGGCCGTGTAGGCGTCGATGATACCGACATTCGACCGATTGGCTGCCGCAGTTGCATAGGACGCCCAATAGCTCGCTAGCGAGGGGAACGTCGACGCTTCCGTCGCGGCCTCCAACCGCCACGTTTTGAGCAGGAAAATGGCGGTGTCGGAACGCGCTGCGCGAACGGCATCAATCGTTGTGTACATGTTCGTCAGCGACTGTGCCGCCGAAATCCCCAATGACGGCGCCGCGTCCTTGTAGAACGACAGCATCACGGCATCGCAACGCATAGCCGCCAGTTTCGCGACTACCCCACTTGATATGTCGAGTGATGAGCCGAGCGACGTGCCAAAGCCAATGCGGCGGATGAAGGATCTGCGGCCCGCCTGGAGGTTGCGGCACATGCGCAGCGGCCAGTCGCGGCAGTTATAGCTTTGCACGTCGCTGGAGCCGAGCAGACCAACGGTGTAGACGGTCTGGGTCACGCGAACTCCTCTCGCAGATCAACCCACCCTTGCAGGTAGATATAGATCAGGTTGGTGGCGGTCCGAGGATAAGCGACGTGATAGATTTGGCCCGAGGTGTCGGTCCATGCGTCGAACCGGCTCCCATCGTTCGAGCCGATCTTTTTGTAGACCTGCGCATCGTACCATTGGGTCGAAACATTGGCGATCGGCCCTACATCTGGATCTCGGATGATGATCCAGAAGCCCACGTCGGGAGAGGCGGCGCCGAACGCCTGACCGAAGACATTGAGCTTCACGCCCAACGGAACAGGCAGGGCCTTGAGAGTGAGGTTGTCACCCGCGGCAGCTTCAACGACCGCAAAAGCGTCCAGAAAACGGAACTCGCCGTTCGCATACCAGGTGCCTTTTTTGATGACCCCAGACGCCCCCGTTGCGAACGCCCCTATCCGCCTGCGCTTCGTAAAGCCTGATGGCATGACGGGGGAGGTCGCGCTCAAGGAGCACAAGAAATCATATGCTCCAGAGGTGGGATTGTAGATCAGAAAGAGATGGTATCCTGCATTAGCGACGGTTTGCGACCCCACATCGACCATACCGTTTCCGGTGCCAACTGACCACGCAAGGAAGTTCTTGGTCCAGCCAGTCGGGAGGACCATGTCCATCGTTTGATCCGTAGATCGGCATGACCCAGGGCTGATGTGGATCACGGTGTTCGGCGTAGTTGGGCTGTTGGAAATCAAAAGCCCGTTGATGGCTCGACCTATCGCGCTGACCATCTCCGTCTTGGGGACCGTGGTCAGTGCTCCTGGGCCACTGAACATTAGGAGCCGGTTCGCCGATCCAGCCAAGCCCGCAACCGCCTGCAGGTTGCCGTTGGCCAGCTCCGTCAACAGCGCCGTCAGCTTCTGGCTAAACGTCGCCTGCTCATTGCGCGGCTCGTAGACGAATGGCTTGGCCCCGGTGTTGGCACCCTGCCATGCCACCTGACCAACGGCGGCCGTGTCGCTGACGGGGTCGGCTGCGAGTTGCATGCTGCCCAAGCCGGGGATGTTGATGATGCTGCCGGCGCGGTAGCTGGTGAAGGTCGTGCCGACGCCGGCAATGGCCGTCGAACCGTTGGTGAAGGCGACGGTGCCGGAATTGTTGGGCTCGAAAATGCTCATTGGCCGCTCATAGTTTGATCAGGCATCGATGAAGCCCGGCTTGATGATGATGTCGCCGGTCCAGGTGGAGGCGTAGCTGATGCCGGCATGGCTCATTGAACACGGCACATTGCTGGCCGAGCCGGCTTCCTTGCCCGATGGCCTGTGGGTCGGAATGTTCCTGTCCGGCCCGAGTTGCTGGATCATCTGGCCGTAGATTGCATACTTGGACCCATCTTCCGGCGCGTTCGTGCCGGCATAGAAGAAGGTCGCGTTTCCTATGTCTTCCGATGGATTGACCCGCGTTGTGCCGGGCAGGAGGCCGCCATCCTTGTTCACGGATTGGTACCGGCGAAGTTTGACACTGGTGCCATCGAGGACGAATTCAAACTGACGCGCTACACCGCCAAACTCTTCCACGACGCAGGAATAGCCATCGAGCTTCACCCACTCCCCTTCCGGAAAGTTGGAGGCCAGCGCCAGGTCGAGGATCTTGGCCGGATTGACCGTCCGGGACAGATTGACCCATATCTCCAGGTAGTCCGTCCCCGCCGGCACGGTGCCCAGGGAGATATCGGCCAATGTGCGCGGCGAAGGCTCGGACGGCCCCCACTCCTGCTCGACCAGCCCTATCCATGTCGAGCAGCCGAAGTAATCGTTGAACACGCTCGGCGGCGACTCGATGGTCTGGCGCACCTGCTCAAAGATTGTACCGCTGAACAGATCGGGCCAACTGATCGCGTAATCGGTCAGCGTGATCGCGGCAGAGGGTACGAGGTTCAGCATCGGCACCGAGGTATCGAGCGCCTTCCGCCCGCCCATTTCGGCGATGATGTGACCGGCGCTGTATTCGAAATAGTCAGCCATCCGCCTACTCCACGCTGCACTGGATGGAGGCCGAACCGGCAAACGATCCGTCATAGCCCGATGAGGTGAACACCGTGCCGTCAGCCAGCACGGTCCGACTCGTGCCATTCCTGATATCTGACGTGCGGCCCAGCGGCACATCAAAGGGACTGGCGTCGGCCAGGACGGCTTGGCGCAGCTGCTTCAGGTCACCGCGCCACTTTCCGTAGCCCATGCTGAGTACACCAGCATCAAGATCGATGTCGGCCATGTAGGAGTCGGTCTCCACTGGTTGCTTGAACACGATCACCCGATAGGTTTTGCTCAACGCCGCCAGAGATGAGGCCGATGAAATGCCGACATCGAGTAGCCCGATATGCGTAGAATTGGCCCAGGGGCTGACGCGCCGGCTGCGGCCGGATGCCACCTGGATCAAAGAGGACTGCCCGATCAGGCCATCATTGCTGACGATCATGTAGGCGGGAGCATATGGCAGGCCGTGCGCCAACAGATTGATGTTGGTTTTGACGACCTGGCCGACCCTCGTGATCACGGGCTGCGATGACACAGCCGTCGATGCGCTCGCCACCAGGGCGTGGTTCACGACGATGCCCGATGTGTCGGAGTCTACCTGGTAGTAGTCGAAGGCATTGTGGAAGCGCACCTTTGCCAGATGCGTCACCGGATCGTTCAGCGGCGCATTGCGCGTGCTGTTGGGGTCTTCCGGGTCGCCGGAGGTCCCGTTCTCTTCGAACACAGCGACATTGCCTGTGGCCGGGTCATTCATGAACACATAGGCCATCAGCCTGCGAGCCTCATGGCACCAGTGTCCCAGTCGATAAAAGACAGCCCACTGACGGAACGCTGTTTCCCCACGGTCACCAGTTCGTCTGCGTCAAGAACGATGCGCGACGTGCCGTCCGACTTGGCGTCAAGGTAGATGCCCGCGATCGTGAAGCTGACGCCTGTCGTCGCCCTTACTGCCAGCGCGGCGCGAGCATCCCAGCCGCCTGGCGCCGACACAGCCTCAATGGTGAACAACCCACCAGCAAACCTGCCGTCCACGTCTGCTTCTACAGCGATGACCGCGGCAGCGTTGGCGGTAATGGCACTGCCCTGCGTAGTGACGGTTGACGACAGCGATGATAGAGCCGCCGCCGTCGCGTCGACGCCTGTCGTGGGATCATTGACGGTCGCTTCAAGGTTCTCTGTGCGCGTTACCAAGGCGCCCTGACCAGTGGAGAGCGTCGTGATCTGACCCTCGAATGTCGCCTTGCTGGTCTGATACTCGGCGCTCAGCGTCTCGGTCACCTGCGCCAGTGCGCCAAGGTCCGTGGCCACCACCTCGATTGCAAGGACATACGCAGCTGTGGTCGTTTCAAACCGTGCCGTGATCTCGGTGCGCAACGTCTGACGATCGACGGCATTGCCCATCATGGCATCGCCCAGCAGTGCCAGCATGGCATCGCTGTCGGCCATGATCTGCTCGATGGTCCTCGACGCCCAGGCGCGCGAGTTGTTGACTTCGTCTGTCAGGTCTCCAGGCCCGATACCCACGACGCCGATTGTCACTTCCATCCATGCACTGGCGACCATTTCACGGCCCGAGAGCGCGATGTATTCGATCTGCACCTCGATCGTCTCACCCGACAGGCTCAGGGGCACCGGGATTCGGGCTGAACCAGTCAGAAGGTCCGGCTTGGGAACAACAACCGTATACTGTGAATCTGTCTCAGGTGGCACCCGGTGCGAGATGCGGACGAAATCAACATCCACCGCAACGGATGGAGCGGACCAGAACACGTCATAAGCCAGCTCGCCGGGCACCGGGGCGACGCTCGGTCCCGACACCTCTTGCGGCGCCGGGCGATTGGTCACGACTGGTGCAAAGCTCAGCGGCTGCTCGTCGGTGCCTGGCGTCCAGTCATGGTCCGCAGGGTCTATCTCCTGCAGGCCAAACACCACCTGCCCCCAAGGCGTGCGCGTGCGGGCCGTGATCAGGAACAGCTTGGCCGAATAGTCGAAGCGCTCCGAAGTCCACGCCAGCACCTGCAACGGCCGGAACTGCGCGTACTCTGGTGGCAGGGCCACAACATGCGTCTTGAACCGGCGGCCCTCTTCAACAACGGCCTTGATGATGCGCTGCGCCTGGGTGCCGGAGAACGTCGTGCCCAGGTCAAGCCCCTCCACCTGGCGGCGGCCATCATCCTCTGTCTCCAGATCGCTGCGATAGTACGGCGCGGTCTCCTTGTCTTCCCAGGCCTGCAGTGGCTCGCGATAGGTCGCCGTGGCGCCGTTGATGATGCTGTCGAGGTTCGGGAACGGAATCGAGCCCAGCGGCTCGCTGGCCAACACGTCGGCGTCCGAGAATGCGCCGTCGGGTTCGTCCGGCACGCCTACCAGGACATAGATCGTCCCGTCGCTGGCGTGGCTGATACGGGCATTCGCACCGATCAGCAGTTCCTTGATGACATCGGCCGGGCGCTCATTGAGATTGATGCGGCGGCCGGCGCGGAAGCGCTTCTCAGTCCCGCCCGCTTCTAGAGTGACGGGCTCGTCGCAGGCGTCCATCGCCGCGGCCCAGACGTCATAGGGCAACTGCGCTTCGGTGGCCGACCCACCCCACACCTTGGCGCCGTCGTAGTAGATGCCGCGCTCGATGTTGTAGATGATGACCGCGTTGTTGTCGGAGAACGCCCATGTCGACGGGTTATCCCAGCGCTGCGAGCCGCTGCCGCCTGCCGTGGTGTCCAGCCGGGGGTCATAGAGCTTGATGCCCTGAAACTCGCCCATGATCTTCGGGAAGGCGGTCCACAGGGTTTCATCCCAAAGCGAGGTGGTAACGAGATACGGCAGGCCGCGGCCAATCTTGTCGCTGGTCCACGGGCGATCTGCCTTGGCCCCGAACTTGCTGACCAGAAAGGCGTCGGCTGTGGTCTGGTTGCCGTCGTAGAACTTCCACCAGAACTTGCCGCTTAGGTCGGCAACGGGATAGCCTTGATCAACCGCTCCAGTGGCCGGGATCGCAACCTTCACCCCGTTGACGAAGAGGCCGGAGAGGCCGGTGATCGGCAGATCGCCGAACGAATGGACGTCGGTGGTGAAGGCGTTCGGCACTTCGCCGTCATTGCCCCATTCGCCGCCATCTTCAAACTTGCCGGGCTCGCCGACCGTGCCGACGAGGAAGTATTGCGGCACCTTCCCACCCACCTGAGCGCTCCCGCGCGTTCCGGTGCTCTTCTGCTCCTTGGGCGCGAAGGCCTGCTTCAGCAGCGTCGATGCGGCCGAGAGGACAATCCCAATGATCAGGTTGATGAGGAAGCCGGTAATGGGGTCCATCAGGTATTGCCCTTTGCCTGGCCCCACCACCGTTCAATCTGGCCGGCGGTATCGCTATCTTTGCGGAAGCGGTCGCCATCCCGGCGCCGCTGCTGCTCATCCGATTCCATTGCCGGGTTGGTGCGCGTCAGGTCGATCGCGCTACTGATGGCGTCGAGCGACAGCCCGCCTTCCCCACCGGCCGCGGCATCATCGACTGCAGCGCCATCGACGCGGCCAGCGAAGATCAGGACTGGCGTTGCGACCAGGTTCCATGTTGCCGGGTCGAATAGAGCCCGGTGCATTTCGACCCGAGCAACGCGCACGTTGTTGCCGTAGACCATGTCCATCGGCCCGCCAGCGGCATCGGTGATGTGGTCCAGGCCGAAGGCAACGGATCGAGCCTCGATGCCGATGGCGTCGACAATAGCCGGGACGTTGAGCAGAGTGCCTCCCCCGACCACATTGCGGCTCACCGGCGTCGTTTCGCCCAGCGGCAGGAGGTTGACCGCCACATTGTCTTCGCCGGTCCAGAAGGCCCATTCTGCGGGCGAGCCGCCGAGCGTCTTGCCAGCGACGGTCAGGATGTCGCGCACGACTATGGCGCCACTGGCCAAGGCCGTGACGGTATCGACATCATAGGGCATGTGCGGTTACCGGCTGTAGGTCTGTTCGGCGCTGAACTTGATGGTGGAGTGCAGCCCACCCTCTTTGGCGGGATACGCCGAGCCTGGTTCGATACGGAACTTGGCAGGTGGCTTGATGATGGTGATGTCAGGAGTGCCAGCGATCGAAGCCGGCAGCGGCGGCCAGATCTCAGTCATAGCAACCGTCCCGGTGATCGGGTTGGCGGTCCGGGCTTCGGCGAACTGGCCAAGATAGTACCGGCTGGTGTCGAAGATGATGCTGAAGTAGGTGCCGAGCGGGATCACATAGCCCGCGGGGAAGCCAGTGAAGGCCACATGCAGCCGATCGGTGATAGTCCCTAACGCTGGGCCGGCCGGGCTGGCCGGCGCCGGGCTTGTCTTGACGGCCGTCACGCCCTCCAGCGTGGAGGCTGCGGCGTTAGGCACCACATAAGCTCCGCTTCTTCCTGCGACGGCCTGGGGTCCGCTCAGATAGTCCAGCGAAAGATCATGCGTTCCAGGCGGCAAGGCAAGCGTGATGACATCAGCGGCCCGTGTAACCGCAGCACCGGCCGTGACGATGGGCGAGGTTGCCACCGCGCCCGCCTCGATTTGCGCACCCCAAAGATAGATCGTATTTCCATCGGCACCGCTCACATTGGCTACGTGACGATCGGGATAAACCCGAATCTGCGTGCAGCCCGCAGGCGTCGTGAAGGTGACGGCTACACGCGTCCAGGTGCTCGCATTGGCGCCAGCAGCGATCGTCTCGCTGACGATGAAGCTGCTGGCCGTGTGATTGTAGATCGCATAGCGATTGTTGAGCTTGGTGCCCAACTTCACAAAATAACTCCAGGTGTACTGGGTGAGCTCGGCAACATCGACCAACTGGTAGGTCGTGTATGCAGCCGCTCCAGATGGATAGGCGAACAAGTCGGCGGTCATCGTGCCGTCGGGAGCGAGAGCCGCGTTCGGCGTGCGAACGATGACCGAGCCGACCCAGACGACCGCATTGTCGAAATCGCAAGAGCGGATGCACAGGTTCGTTCGGGCCGGCTCGATGAGCAGGCCGCGATTGGTGATGCGGGGCACATTTTCACCGAACGACACCAGGTTGCCGGCCACATCCGACGCCAGGGCAATCGTCGCGCGATTGCACGATACGACGTCCGCCTCCGCAACGCTGCGCCCCTCGATGTTGTACAGGTCACTGACGAAGTCATAGTCGAACGATTCCGCGCCGACGGGCAGGTTGGAGCCGGACGAGAGCCAGCTTCCGGTCGGGTCGCTGGCCGGATAAGGAAGCCGGCTGTTGTACATCAGCACCGTCTTGAGCCCGCCGGCGCGCGAGTTGATCAGCGCCATAATCCCTTCGGCTTCGGCGTTCAGCATCGGGATGGTGGTGATCTCTGCCTTCCAGAGCGACGGTGCCCGGTCGGCGTAGCGGGTTTCTCCGCCACCCGTTGCCGAGCGCTGCTGCTGGAAGCCCTGCACGAACTGGACGTCCTGCACGCGAAACTGGTCGTAGAAGTCCGCGACGGAAAGAGTGGTGGCGAGGGCCATTTAGCCAGTCCTCCGCAGATCATTCTTCTGCCACTGCTTGAAGAAGTCCGGGCCCTGGCGCTTCATCTCTCGCGTAAAGCCGCGAGCGAATGCGGCGCCATCTTCCTCAGTGGCGCCAGGCATGACCTGCATGGTGTTCTGGATAATCAGGTCACCATAGGTGGGACCATTCTGGTTCGCCGCCATTGCCATCGACTGCCGATGCGGGATCACCTGCGCGCCACGCGGCAAATTGAGCAGTTCGGGCCCGCGCTCGCCGACCCAGGACAGGCCGCCTCGCCAGTTGTCGGTGCCGTTCGCGTTGTGGCCTACTCCCATGAGCGAGGTGAAATTGCTGAACGATCCAGCACCAGCGCCGATGCCGTTTCCAAGCGAGCCAAACCCGCCGGTGATCCCGCCCATGATAGAGCCGAAGATCATGTCGAAGATGCCATTGGCGGCCATCGAAAGAGCGCGGTCAGCGATGCGATCAAGCGCGTTGACGCCGGCATTGCCCAGCGCTTCCCAGAACGACTGTCCGTCTTTGAGCCCGCTCTTAAGGTCACCGAAAAAGCCGACGAACGTGCTGCGATAGAAGTTCATCTGCTCTTCGGCAGCGCGCTGGGCTTCGGCTTGGCGTTCCAGTTCAACCGTTGCCGCCGCATATTCCGACGACATCAGGTTGATCTGGTCCGTCACTTCTGACGTGATCGGTATCCCGGCTTGCTTCGCCTGGTTCAAAAGATCGAACGCAGCCTTTTGGCGCTCCGCCTCATAGGTGGATTGGCCCAGCAGCTCGATTTCCATCCGCTGGGAGGCGATGCGCTGCTGGAAAGATTCTACGTTGCCCTTCCACTGGTCAAAGGGCTTGCTGGCCGCGCCGCGCCCCGCCTTCTCATTGGCTTTCGCCTCGGCCGCGTTGATGCTGTCCAGCACACGCACATATTCGTCACCAACGCCCTTAAGTTCGGAATAGGTCTGTGCCGTTGCTGTCGCCTGCGATGACCAATTATCAAGGTTCTCGCGCGCGATATCGAAGCGACTGCGAGGATCCATGTAGAGGTCGCGCATTTCCCCCATGGCATTATTGAATTCCAGCCTGACCTGAATGCTGCGGGGGATGGCGTTAAGGGCGGCCGATGCGCTGTCCGCTTGCGCCTGGATGGCCATCAACTGCAGCGCCAGCTGGTATGCCTGGTCAGCCATGTCCTTCAGCGCCGGGTCATCGGCGGTATTGTACATCTCGCGGGCGGCGACCATGGCCGCTTCAAGCTCATCCCTTGTCGATCCGGTATCGATCGCCAGTTGGCGCATGAGATCGATTTGGCGAACTGCTGCGTCCATGCCAGTCGGGTCGTCACCGCCCGCCCGTCCGATGTCCTGGATTTGCCGCAGGAAATCAGCGGTCTCAGCCAGAGCCGATCGATTCGCCTCGATGCGCCTCTGCATCTCGATTTGAGCATCTTCCTGCTCGCGCAGGGTTGCCCGCAAGTCGGATGCAATCACCCCTTCCGGCAGCTTCATCGCCGCATCGAACGCACCATGTGCAGCATCACGCACCCTATCGTAACCGGACAAAAGGTTATCCAGTGTAGCATTGTGCCTTTCGACGGCCGTGGTGGCATCATCGGCTTCTTTCCCGATGCCGGAGAAAGCCTGAATCCCCCAAGCGACCAGCGCCACCACCCCAATGGTCAGTAGCGATACCGGAGACAGGATGGAGGCGAAGGCCGCGCCCAGCGTCTTGACCACGCCAGTCAGCCCCTGCCCGCCCAGCACCGCCGAAAGCTGGGTGCCCTGCTGCAATGCGATCTGCAGCGGCGACATGCCCATAGCGGCCGTCACCCCGATGTCCTGGAATTGGGCCGCCACGTTGGCCGTGTTGAAGCTCTGCGCGCCACGGTATTGGCCATTCTGGTTTGCCGCGCTCAGCCGTTGCGTCGACAAGGCCGCCTGATCTGCGGCCTGCGCCGTTCGATTATAGGCGAGGGCGACATTGTTCTCGGCTGCGATATGCGCAGACAACTGCGCCGCATGCCGGCGCTCCAATGCCATCAGCGTGTTGAGCGCCTGTTCCTGGCTGGCATAGCCCATATTGACGGCATTAGCCGCCGCTGCTGCCGCCTGCGTCGATTCCCGTTCAAGCCGAATGCGCAGGGCCGCGGTGCGATCGACCGTTGCCGACCACTTCTCCCACGCCCGTTCTTCTTGCGATTTTCGCGCCACGGTCTGGGTTGCAACGGCATTGCCGCGCTCAATTGCCTGTCGTGCAGCCTCCATGCGCGCCTCGAACGACGCGACCGCCCCGCTGGTATAATCCGTGGCCTTGCCGGCATCACTCATGCCCTTCTCGAACCTGTCGAGAGTGGCCAGCGAGCCATCAGCCCGAACAACAAGGCGGGTCACAACATCGGTCACGGGGTGTCCTCTTGTTCGCGGGTTGAAGTCAGGTAGGCATCATCGAGTTGTTCGATGATCTCGATTTCCCATGGCAGAAGGCGCATCCCCGACAGTCGAGAATACGCATCAAGGTCTGCCCAGGTGATGGGTGTAGCGCCGAACCCATTGCCGGCATTACGGCGACGGATGCGGACGAAGGTGGTCCAGAGATACTGGACAGCTTCGGGAAATGTCGGAAGGGCCAATTCGGCTTCGAGCTCGGCTTGCCGCTCCAGCGTCCGCGCTCGCTTCAACTGGCCCTGCAGGTGTTCCCGGTAGGAATGGCCATCTTTGTCGGTGGCCGACAGCGCGAATTCGCGCTCCGCATAGTCCAGCAGGTCTATTCGGAGCGCGGCGAAAAAGATTTCTCGGCCGCCAGGAACTCCATAGCCTGGGTCAGCACGCCAACCCGCTTGGGATGGGAGAGGAATTCAATGGCGTTTTCCGACGTGAAGGGGAAATCCCTGCCGCCGATTTCGACAGGCGACCAGCCGACCAGCCGGTCCACCAGGTCGCGGATGTTCTTCGCGCGGACCTCGGCGGGGTCTTCCTCGTCGGCCTTCCACTTGCGGCCATTGACCTGGGCCTGCTCCATCTGCGCCTGCTTGTGCAGCCGCTCGCGGGCAAAACGGTTGTTCAGCGCTTCGGTCTTGGGGTGACCGGGTCCGGCGAATTCCCAGAACCAGCCGGTCGGATTGCCTGCGGCGTCCAGCACCTGCATCTTGCCGGTGTCGGACGCCTCGAAGGCGGCGAGGTCGAAGGAAGGGACGGCCTTTTCGGCGGTATTGGTCATATCATCTATCCTTTGTCGGAAGGGTCGCGGGCAGCACCGACATACTGCCCGCTGGTCGCCGGGGCGACGTTGGTTCGGCTGTCGGGCCGATGGAATTAGGCCGCCGAGGTCTGGAAACCGATCATAGTGAGCGGGTGGCCAGACCCGCGCTCATCTACCCCGACAAGCGCAGTAAAAGTTGTCGTGCGGCCATTGTCCTGCCCCAGCTCGGACTTGCTCGCGCTCGCCAGTGTGATGTTCGGCAGATAGAAGGCGCAGAAGTCGGCGGCGCCCGTCTCGTTTTCCTCGAACAGCAGATGCAGGCTCAATTCATCCTCATTGAGGTATTGCTGCACCCGGTCGATATCCTTCTTGAGCGCCGTCACCGAGAGGGTGATCTGGGCCGAGTTGGTGAACACTTCCGGGGTCAGCACCGACCCCACCACCGGAACGCCCGAGGCATTGAGCTGCAACGTCATGTCGATGCTCGACACATCCAGCACATCCACGCCACCCAGCATGATCTTGGCTTCGACTGCCGTCAGGCCGATGGTCGTGGTCTTGGTCGGGCTGGTGAAGTACGGGGCGCTGCTGTCGTCCAGTGCGTCCATGTCCTGACCGACAATGCCGAAGGTCAGCATGGCCATGCCGTTCGGCTGAAGCTGCAGCTGCATGGAGCCGACACGGCAGCCGGTGAAGATTTCGGTGCCGTCGATATCGGCCTCGTATTCCTCGAACGTGAAACTGCGGGGCGTCACCCCCTGGATCAGCGACTTCGGCCGGGTGATGGTCACCGCAGTATCAGCAACGGCATCGACAATGAGCGTTTCGGCTACCGTAATCGTGGTGGCGTTGAGGTCGGTGATGCGCAGGTTGCGATTGTTGTTGCCGGTCGTGGCGTGATCGGTCAGGCGGATGATCTCGCCAATGCGCAGCCCAAGGGTACTGGGCGAGCCGGATGCCAGAACGATGGTATTTGCCGTGGTGGTGATCGAGGTGAAGTCGGTCTCGTCCAGTTCCAGCGCGGCGCTGAACGTGCCCCGAAATACCGCCTCGATCAGATCATCGAACGTGCCGACCGAAAGATCAGCCACATAGCTGCCGGTGACCGAGCGCGAACCATGCCGGCCGCGCGTGGACATGCCGTCGGCGCGCAATTCGTTGCTGTTGATCGGTTCCTTGGCAAGGTTGAGCCCGCCGGAGTTGATGCGGAAAACCTGCGCATCGGTAGCGCCCGGCAAAACGCCGAATGCCGATTCCGCCTTGTAGGCAACGCGGATATTGCGCCCTGACTGATAAGCCATGACCTAGTCCTTTCGATGATGGCCCAAGCGGGCGAGTTAGGGCCTAGCCCTGGTGGAAATACTGGAAGGGCACCGACATGGTGACCCGGAACCAATTGCCGGCATTCACGTCCGCAATCTCGCTTTGCGCCGCTGCATCGCCGCCCTCATCGACGCGAGGAACCCAGGTGCGCAGGTAGCAGCCATCGGCCTCGTAGAGCTTCTTGCTGCGGAACAGTTCGCCGATCTGCTCGGCATATTGGGTGGCAAGATCCTCGCCCGCGCCATCCTCCACGAAGACGTGGACGAATATCATGCCATTGGTCTGGCTGAGCTGGTCGCCCGGCACGCCGACGCCGCGGATCGTCTGGCCCGGCATCGTCGCCATTTCCAAATAGACCCAAGGCTGCAACTGCGGGAACGACGAACCGGGAACCACAGCCTTGGGTGGCCAAGGCTCGGCTGGCGTTTCGTTCTGATAGAGCTTTCGTGTCGTCGTCCAGCCGGTCTCAAGGGTATCTTTCACCGCGGCCTTTGCGGCGCCATAGCTGCCCATGCTCAGCGCTCCCTGATTTCGAGGGCTGGGTAGCGATATTCGCTCTTGTTCCCGCCCTGCTTGCTGGTGAGAACTGATCCGCCCATCAGCCCGCGATAGGTGAAGAAGATGCGCGCCTGATTGCCGAACCGCTGCTGCAAGGTGAATTCCGCCTGCTCGTAAACATGCTCGCTGCCGGGCACGCGCATGGTCATCTTGCCCAACTCGATCTTCCGCGAATACGGCAGGACATTGCTGATCAGGATTTGCCCCTGCCCGCTCCACGCCTCAAGGTTTCGGGCTTCCACCCCATCCACGAACAGCGTGTGGCCCATCCGGTAGGCGCCTGAGAGAACCGGTGACAGCTCGAACAGCAAATCCATTGCCGCCTGCACGACTTCATCGAGTCGGGGATAGACGTAGATGATCGTGCCATCGGGCCTGACCTGTTCCTCCCGTGCACCACGCGCACCGTCGACGGTGCGAACGAACCGGCTCGGCCGGGGATCGTCCTGCATGACCCTGCGGTGCTCTCGCTTGGCCAGAGCCACCAGCGCCGCCTGCGTTTCCTCGCGCGTTTCCAATGCCGCCTGCACGAACAGCCGCTGATTGGACCCGGCCATCAGGCCATCCTCACGACGATGTTCCAGCGGACGATGACATTCTGCATCCGACGGGGTTGCGCCGACATGACCTTGCCAAGCTTACCACCAGTGGTGAAGTCGTCGTCCTGCTTCGGCTCGTAGCTGCCAAGGCTGGTCGGCGACACGATGACCTCCTGGTCGGCCTGAGTGAGCAATCCAACAAGCTGCTCGGGCTTGTAACCGTCCACCTTGCCCCATGCCCCTTGCTCTGTGGCGCCGCGGCGAAAGGCGATGTCCTGACCGGCTTTCGCAAGTTGCCGGTCGAGTTGAGCAATGGCCTGTGCCGGCGTCATGCCACAGGCACCCACAACGGCCGCAGAAGGCGTTCCGTAGCGCTCCTGATCAGCGCCGAAGATGCCTCGGAGACGGCATAGGTCGTGGACCCCACCCCTTCAACATCCTCCTCGCGCACCATCACGCTCTGGTCGGCCAGCGGCTTCAACTGCTGCACGCCGATGATGACTGCGTGCTTGGCATTGGCCGGCATCGCCTCGGCGCTATATCCAGCGTCATATTCCACTGTCACAGCGTCAGGCGCACACTCGACGCCTGGAAAGCTGAAGCCGGGCGCGAATACCAGCGTGTCGTTGGCAGCCAGTCGATAGTACGCCCCATCAACCGTGTGCTGCTCGCCGGCACCGTCGCGGTAGAAGACATTGAGAACCGTCGAAACGGGCCCATAGGGCAGTTTCATGCGGTGACAGAAAGCATCGGTGGCCATTGAAAGGGTCTGGAAGCCGAGGCTGTGACCAAGCCAGCCCCGAGGGCCGTCAATTTCCGCCTGCACTGCCGCAATGAGGGCGGCAATGGTCTGGTCTTCGGGGTCGTGATCGCCGGGCACGTCTCCCGGATAGACGATAGGTTCCGGACCCGCGATGACAACGGTCTTCATGCTCACGTCACCTTGGCCAGCAGCGGATAGAGATCACATTCGACGGTCGAGCCATCGCCATTGACCAGCGTCAACAGGCCCTGATCGTCGGCGGTGATCGACGCCACGGCGGGACCGGGCTCGCCCTTGATGCTCTTCCCGGGATCGCCTTTGACGGATTGTCCCGGCTGGCCGGGCTTCCCGCGCATTGCGATCACCTGCCAGCCGTCACCGGGGCAGTCGCCGGGATCGTTGACCTTGGCGATGAAGGCACCGCCATTCAGCGCCACGATGTTGAGACGGCGATAGGTCTTGCCGGGATCGAAGGTGCCGCAGATCTCAATCTGGTCGGCATCGACGCCAGGGGAGCCTGCAGCAGCGAGGCAAATCCAGTCCTCATGACCCGGTTCGCGGCCAGTGTCTTTCGTCGCCTGCCAGAGGGCGCCCTTGTGTGTCCGGACATCGCCCTCATAGTGAACTCCATCGGACCAAGCCTTGGCGACGGGCAATTTCCCCGGCGCGCCATCCTTCGGGACCGGCAGCGCAGAGACGGCCTTGGAGACCTGTTCCTGCACCAGAGGGGCAACGTCCTCGGCAGTTACGCTCTTGCCGTCCAGCGCCTTCGGCAGGGCCTGTACGGCGCCGGCAACCAGCGGCCCCATGATGGCGCGCAGTTCGTCAACGGTCGGCGGCAGCGCATCCTTGCCGGGCTCTGCGGGCGGAAGCTTGGAAACTTCATCCGCCACCATGCCGCGAAGCACATCAGCATCCGGCCCCCGAGGCTCAATATCGGCCACAGCCCGGGTCACGGTCTCTTCGACCATGCGAGCAATAGCGTCCATGTCTGCATCCTTGCCAGGCGAAGCCGGTGGCAGTGCTCCCACTGCTTCGGCCACCATGGCTCGTATTTGCTCAGGATCGGCGTCCTTGCCGTTCTCTGGGGCCGGAATGCGGCCCACAGCATCGTTGATGAGGCGAGCGATCTCGGCCGGGTCGGCATCCTTGCCGTCAGCCGGCACCCGCATCTGAGCGAATGCCGCATCCACAGCAACCTTGATCGTCGCGCCGTGATCCACCGATCGCGCGGCTTCCAGTTCGCGTTCCAGATCGGCAATGCGCAGGGCAAGGGGCCGCATGGCCGACGCGACGTAATCGCGAATGGCAGGCGCCGCGCCCCTCATCAGGGCGGCGATGTCGCTATGGTTCATGCGTCATTGCCCTTTTTCAATGGTCGGCGGCATAGAAAAGCCCGGCTCAGTGGCCGGGCGTGTTGGTTGTCAGATCGAGTTGGGGTGGCAGTGGATGTGAGGGTGTGGGGGTCAGAAAGCGGCGACCGACTCCCACGTCAGGCCAATTGTCGGCACGATACCATTGCGAACAGCATTCGGGGCCGTGCCGCCAATGGACTGCGGAGGATCGGCCATCTTGCTACGGAAGAGCATTCCGCCCCCCTGAAATTCGCCAGCGTCGAGCCTTTCGACTGCGTCAATCGAAAGTGGTACGTTCCACAGGGCCAGATCAGCGAAGGAATATCCAACCGCCGCGAGCGTGGTGCCAACGAGGGCGCTCCCGAATACGAACTGCGTCACGTCCGCAGGGGTGGTGAACGAACCAGAGCCAATCAACGCCCCGTCCAAATAGAGCGCGGCTTCATTGGTCAGGCGGTTGTATGTCACCGTCAGACGGCGGGCAGTGTCGTCTGCTGAAGGCGTGTAGCCCGTGGTCACAAGATTGGTGTTGGTCGTGCCTTCGGTGAACTGCAACACGCCGCTGGGGTTGCGGACACGCCCCTGCTGGGCGGACGGAGCCAGGGCCATGAAAGCGCGAGACGTAGCCCCGCCGCTCGCAACACCCTTCAATTTGAACGAAAAAGTATATGACTTCTGGGCGTTGTGTGGCGCAACGAGGATAGCCCCGCCGAGATTGTCTACGACGCGCCAAGCGCCTGCGGCAACGTCAGCTTCCGGCCCAAGAGCTTGCCCACCGAGGAATATTCCAAGGTCGATTGCAGCGAACATTGCCGCATACCCCGCATCGTTGGGGTGTAGACCATCAACGTCATAGGTGCCAGGGCTGATGAAGTTGCCGGTGCCATCATCCAGCGTGCTCATATGATCGACACGATGGTGTCCGAGAGCGTCAAGGTCGCGGTTCAGTTGCAGCATATCAGCGTATTGCTGGGCGGTCGGCGCATCAGCAACGTAGCCGCCACGCAATACCGGGACCGCGCCGATGGCCTGGCACTTCGCGATCAGTGCCAGGGTGTTGTTGTAGGTGGTTGTCGTGTTGTAACTGTCGTTCTTGACGTGGTTGCAGATGATGACATGAGAGGGCCGGTGCGGCGTAACATCGGTATCGAAGCGAGCTAGTGCATTCGCGGTGCCCGTTCCTGCGATAGACCGGTTGATAACGGTCCAGTCCGCGTCCTCGGCCTTCAGCGCCGCGCTGAGCAGTCCTGCCCAGCTCGTCGCCGGGGATGCCCAATCAGGTCCGGTAGGGTCGCCGGTATACGTAGAGGCCCCCTGCCCCCCGCCATTGCTCGATCCAAGCACAACGATTGTCTTAGCGGCCACCCCCCCACCCCTTCTTAGGGCGAGTGCATCCAGTCCTTCAGCTACAGGCCATGTAACAGGCCTGGTAATGGGCTGGACGATGCTAGGCACTGAAGACACCGCAGGAGGCGCCTGCTTCGCGCGCGAAGCGATAGGTGCCGGGAGCCGCTATAAAGACGCCGGGCTTCCTGCTGCCGTTCAAAGTATCGACCAGAAAATATTCGCCCGCGTCATCTTTCAGTTGGATCTCAACGCGTGCCCGATCAGACACGCGAGTACCCGCCGCATCCTTAAGAGCAACGGTGAGGCCGTCGGCAGTCACCGTCACATCGGAAGAATTGGCCGCCGTTGTGCCCACAGCAAGAATCTCGGTCGCCATGCTCAGCGCTCCATATGTTCGATCATGAGGGGCGGCTCCATTTCGGCAAACTCGGCATAGAGGAACGCCTTGGCAGCAGCGCCCTTCTCCTCATCCGACATGTCCGGCGCCTCGTCGTCATTGGCCGGCGCCGGGATTTCCGCTGAGGGCTTTGCCGCCTCTTCCGCGCGAAGTTTCCCAGCCATGCTCAGCGGGATGTCCTGCATTTGGACATAGAGCTCGTCGCCACCAGTCTTCTTTCCCTGCCCGACCATGGCTCGAGCCTCATTGGTGGTCAGCACTTTGCCTGCGCCGGCCGCCAGCGCATCCATCATTTCCTTGAACGAGGACCGCAGGAGAGCATTGGTGTCGAATTCCAGATACTCGTCGGGCATGCCCTTGAGCCTGAACAGAAGCCCGAATGCCTCTTCGATGTGGTTCAGCGCAAACCCAAGGCCGGTCGACTTCCATGCAGACATAAGGGCTTCGGTCGACGCAAACGGCGTGCCGCCGATGCCGAGAATTTGCAGCGGCATGCGGAAGGCCAAGGCGATGTTCTGGTCGCTCATCTTGAGCATGTCGGCCAGCGTGTTGTCTTTGGGCGACGTGTTTACCGGCTTCGCCTTGAGCCCCCAGGCCAAGATTGGCGTGCCGCCGGCATTTTCGCCCTGCGTCTGCTCATCCCAACGTGCGCGAAGCTGGTCCGTTTGCTCCTTGGTGAGCGTCTGATCGGTTTCCAGCATGAACGACGGACGGGCCTGGTTCAGGTAGAACGCCACCTGCTGGTTCATAGCAGCGCCGCTCAGCGCCTGGTCGAGGGCGACCGCCAATATCGGGCTTTCGCCTTTCAACGGGTGCCGGCGCGAGGTGAGGCGCACGTGCAGCACGTCGCGAGCGGGCACCGGAGCCGATAGGTCAAACCGGCTTTCGGCAATCTCGTTGCCGCTCAGCGAGTAGAAGATCGACCCGTCGGTCCCGACATAGGGATAGCCGTTCCGCATCCGGTGCAACTCGATGATCTCATTGCGATCATTGCGCACGGCATAGGCAAAACCCTCACCGGCCCGATACAGGCGATCGGTCAGGTTCAATAGAAAGTCCGACATTGACTCGTAGTCGTTCGGCCGCTTCAGAACACGCGACAATGCCGACGTGGAGATCAACTCGCGCCCGCCATCTGGCAGCATTTTCCAATGGCCGCCGGGGCACATCGCGACTGTCTGCGAATATGCGGAGACACATGCCTCCACCATCGCGCCGCTTTGGCCATATTGGCTCAGACCTGACCCCATCTGCCACCAGTTGAGGAACTTGCCCGCTGATGCCGACAGCCACCCACCATCCAGCGCATAGGGGCCGGGGCGGTACTCGCCTTCGGCAGCCTTTGCCTTGCTGCCGCCGAAGATGCGGCTCCAGATGCCCATGGATCAGCGCCGGGTCTTGGTCTGGCGGGTCTTGTAGCCCTGCCTTGGCTTTTCAGCCTGCATGTCCTTCGGCTTCGCGGGCGGCGTGGCATTGGCGGTCGCGGGCGGCGTCCGTTTGCGGTGCGTATCGACCTCCACTGCGCGCGAGCGAGGGCCATGCGGGGCATACGCCACCACACGGCCATCCTCGTGGCGGAGAATACCATCATCGCCGGACGAGACATCGCGGGGGTCACCCATCGAGCCGTCTTCCATGACGTACCAGGTTTCAGTGGCCATGATGTCTCTCCTGCCGTTGCATCGGGTCAGCGATCCGAAGTCGTGATGACGAAGGTGCCGGAATGCGTGTCGCCGCCAGCCGCGATCACGATCTTCACGCGGTCGCGTCCGAGGGCGATACGGTCATTGACCGCCGTGCCGCTGCCCGCATAGAGAGCAGCAACGCCTGCCGTCGAATGGGTCGGGGCGCGGGGGCGCACCGTCTCCGACGCATTGATGTTCGTATCGGTCCAGATATTTTCGCCGGTCGCCTCGGCCGTGATGGTAAAATCGACACCATCGGTGAAGTCGTCCTTCACGTACTGGACGGATTCGATGTAGCCCGAGATATAGGGGCTGTAGACGGTCGCCGAGCCATCGGAGGCGGTGATGGCCGGAACGGTGTGCTTGCGGGTCTTGGCCATGTTCGATCACCCGTCGATCGTGATGTGGAAGGTGCCGGAGGTGGCATTGCCGCCATTGGCGATCACGATCTTCACGCGATCCTGGCCGAGGGCGATCTTGTCATTGACCGCCGTGCCGGCAGCGGCATAGAGCGCAGCGGCGCCGGCTGTGGAATGGGTCGCGGCGCGCGGATGGCGCGTAGCCGATGCCGTGACGTTTTCTTCCGACCACAGGGTTTCGCCGGTATCTTCGGCAGTCAGAACGAAGTCGACCGTATCGGCGAAGTCGTCCTTCACGTAGCGGATCGAGACGAGCTTACCCGAAAGGACCGGGCTATAGACTTCGGCCGCGCCACCAGACGAAAGGGTGACCGGCACGACGAAGCGGCGAATTGCCATGATGTTTTCTCCCGCAGACTTGCCTGCACATGGTTCAAAAGAAAGCGCGGGGCCGTCATTGGCCCCGCGTCAGAAATTGGCTCCAGGGAACTACCAGGTAGTGCCGTCGATCCAGGACACCATTCCGTCGCGGACCATCTTCCAGTTGGTGTCCATGACCATGCGGACGCCCATGGAGTCGGTCTGGAAGAACGAACGGACCGGCGCAGCCACGGTATTGGGCGAGCCGGCGGCGCTGATCGGCAGCGGTGTGCTGTCTTCCATGTGGATGGTGGCCTGCGTGCTGATCTCGAAGTCCGGCGCATCGCCAAGGGCGGTGGCCAGGTCCTCGGTCCGCACAGCTACAAGCCGGGCAGCCGTGGCGTGCGTCGACTCCATCAGCGACACGCGGGCGCCGATCTTGCCAAACCAGTCACCAAGTTTCCCGTCCGGCCCGACCATCAGGTCAAGGCTGAGGCCCTGCGTCGGGTTCATGATGACCGTGATGCCGTCGGCGGCATTGGCAGCGATGAATGGTGCCAGCAGCGTCTTGAAGTCGTTGATCACCGCCTCATAGTCGCCACCGCCGTAGCCGGATGCCGTGGCGGCAACGCCGTAGAGCAAGCCGGCAGGACGGACCGAATCCCCGGCCACAGCATCGAGCAGATGCGAGTCCAGGATCGCGGCCGTATCGGCGATGATGCGGCGCCGGACCAGCTGCTCGAGGTTCGGCGTGCTGCGCTTGGCAGCTTCGCGGGAGAACGGAATGATCACGCCCATCTTGCGATTGGTCATCGTGGTGGATGTGGTCGTGATCCGACCGACGCGCATCGGGGAGCCTTCGGCGAAGAAGGAGCCGTTCGCGCCGCCGGCACTGACGCCGGGAATGTAGGCGGTGCCGGCCTGGTCGAAGTTCATGCCCATGCCGCGTGCGCGAAGGCCCGGGAAGATGGACTTACCGTCGAGTGCGTCGATGAAACCCTGGTAGCTGGTCTGCTGCAGGTCATCGACGAAGTGGCTACCGGTCGTGGTGCCCAGCGGCGCCGCCGCCTTGGCGATCGCCGCAGTCGCTTCGTGGCCCGGATAGCGCTCTTCGAGAACCTTATCCATGTCCTTTTCGCCGAAATGGGAGATGCCGCGCACCACAGCCTTGCGAACCAGCAGATCGAGCGGAGCAATTTCCTTCTGAGGGAAGCCCAGCGGCCGGCGGGCGACATTCGGGGCGGCGACGGCGCCCTTGACGGCATTGACACCAATCTTGGCCTCGGACGCCTTCAAGTTGGTCACGGTGCGTTCCAGGGTTTCGATTTCCCCATTGAGGGATTCGACGGCATCGTTGTCGATGTCATCGGAGCTGGTGAGCTCCACCAGCTTGTCGCGCTTGGCGACGAGTTCATTTTCCGCATCTTCGATGCGCTTTGCGAGCGTGCTCATGTTCGAGCCTTTCGATTTGGGTGGTTTCGATGTGGAGACGGCGTGCTTGCCGGGGGTAGACACATCCCGCCGCCTCACATCGGCTTGCTCGCCGAAGGCCAGGGACATGATTTCGTCGGACAGACCCAGCGCCTTGGCCTTAGCCAGGGCGGACGGGTTCGCCGGAATGGAAACGAGGGAGCATTCGAGCAACTGCTGCTTGGTGTAGCGCGAGCCGCCCCATGGGTCTTTCGGGTCGATTGCCTCCCACTCGACGGGGGCAAATCCGACGGAAACTGCGCGCAGGATGCCCTGCTCAAGCAGCCCGATCAGTTCATCGATTCTCGCGCTGGTGCCGCGCGCCGCCAGTTTCAGTCGGCCAATCAGCTTGCCGCCCTCGACCCTAACGTTCTCCCAACTACCGATGGGGAACGAACTGGAGTGGCCGAACAACGCGATTGGGTTGTTCTTGAAGTTGGTGAGGTCCCAGCCGGACGGTTCGACGATATCGCCGTATCGATCGACCGTTCCATCGGACAAAATGAAGTCCATGCCCTCGCCCTTGCTGGCGAGAACCTTGAAAATCGGTTCCATTCGTTTTCTCCTGATCAGCCGATCATCGCGGCCACATCGGCCCGTAGTTGCGCCATCGGATTGCGCGACATCAGCGTCACCGCATTGAACATCGCCATTGCCGGGTCGATCTTCGCATCACCGGCCGTCTGTTTCGTCGCCCTGATGCCAGTCGCCGTCGGCTCAATCTTCAGGTTCGGCACGCACCACTGCATCAAGGGCCCGCCAGAGTGCTTCAGAAGCCCGCTGGCCAGCCTTCGCTCCGCGCCCTTGATACTGCTCATCATCCAGCCGCCCTGCGGCGCAGCGACCAGCAAGCCGGCCTCCTGGGTGACGCCGATCTCATCGAGCGCATCTTCCATTTCGCCCAGGCCAGAGGCGTCAACCGCCACCCCGCCGAGAAGGCCCATGTCCTTGATCCGCTCGATTTGCCGCACAATCCCGGCGACATCGCCCAGCGGCTGATCCAGGATCGTCAATTGCTTGGCCTTGGCGATATCCTGCAGCACGGGCGCGATGCTCTTGCGGCGGGTCAATACCCCGCGATGGCACCACGCATGGGACCATGCGAGCCAGCGCTTCATCCGCCGGCTGACCTTGGCTGTCCGGAAGACGCCGTCTTCCTCCACGTCCATTTCTATCTCAACCTCGACCTCGCCAGGCTCGCGCCCGAGAACGGAGAGGCCGAAGAGATCGTCGAGGCCACCACCGTCCGCCCCAACCACAACCACCTCTGAACGCTTCAGCAGCCGGTCCAGCGCCTGCCATTGCGGCAGGCTGGCCAGTTCCTCATCCTCGGCTGCTGCCCAATGGTCCGCGCCGGTCCAACGGTTCGCCCGCAGGTTGCCGCCGATCTCCACGTTTAGATGCTTGGCCAGGAAAGTCTGGACGGTATCGCCCTCTTCGTCCTCGCCGGACTGCACCTGGCCGAACTTGCGTTCCAGCCATTCGCGGCGCACCGACTTCCCGATATTCGGGTTCGTGATGTAGAAATTGGCCGGGTCCAGGTATGCCCTAGCCTCGACCATTGCCTCCGGAAATTCGTAAATCACCGGCAGGAATTTCGGGTCGTCGATCTGGCCGTCCCGCACCTTGCGGGCATATTCCAGTTTTTCCTTGAACACCCCGGCCGGCGGCGTATCGCTCTGCGTCGAGATGTAGATCACGAAGCCCTCCGGCCGCGAGATCAGCCCACCAGTGGCTTCCTGCAGCATTGGGCTGGCCCCGGCCTTCTTGCCGAAATGCCAGAGCTCGTCGATCAGAACGAAGGCCGCCTTCTTGCCGGCCGCAGTCGACGAATCCGCCGAGATCACCTTCAGCACAGCCTTGTTCAGCCGGTGCTCGATCTCCTTGACGTTGCGCTTGACGTGCAGCAGGTCCGACAGTTCGGGGTCTGCATCGATCATTGCCGCGGCAGGCTTGAAGGCGTTGTCTGCCACTTCCCGGGTCGGCGCCAGGATCAGCAACTCCTGCTCACCGCGCCAATTGCGGATCAGCGCCGTGACCATGATGCCGGCGACGATGGTAGATTTGCCGTTCTTCTTGCTCACCAGCAGGAAGAATTCTTCGATCAGCCGCTGACCAGTCTCCTTGTCATAGGCGCCGAAGACAGCTCGCACGAAGTCGAAGACGAATGGCTCGCACACCTCACCAAAGGTTGGTGAGCCAGCCACGTCCACCATGCGGAGGGACTTGAATACAGCCAGGGCCGCATCGGCCTCATCGGGGAACAGCGGTTCGCAAGCGATCAGCGTCTGCCGCTCAACAATTCGTTCCCGCCAGTCAAGACAGGCCGTGCTCCAGCGCAGCATCAACTATTGCGCACGATCAGCTTGGGACCGGACGGCGGAGCGAATTTGCCGCCCACATTCTCGGCCGCCTGCTGGCGCTGTTCCTTCTTGCCAAGAGCCGGTTCCTTGCGCTCCCGACCCTTGACCTTCTCGTCGGCAGCCGAGGCGCCGACCAGCTCGAGCATCTTGTTCTGGGCCGACACATTGCCGCCCATGGCGCTGCGATACCGCGCCATCAGCACGTCGGCGCGCACCTTGGCGGTCGCTCGATCCAGTTCCGAAGGAAAATGCTTCGTCAGCGTCGGCACCGAAATACCCACTGCCTCGGCAATCGCTTCCTGGCTCATCCCACCAGCCTTGAGAACCAGCACCTTCTCGCGCTGCTCGTCCGTGGGCTGGAACTCATGCCGGCCGCTGTTTTTGTTTCCGGCCATCGTCCAAAATCTCGGTGAGAGAAAAAATTATGCGAATGAGCCCCCACGTGGTCCGGCCCCCGATGACCTTGCAGACTTTTCGACCGCCCCCCCTATAGGGCTCTGCGGTCCTCTCGCTGGCCCTCAGCATCGTGCCAGGCCTTGCTGACGGTGATCAGGTTGCCGATGTCCCAGAACAGGCCCTCATCGCCCTTGTGTGGGATACGATGATGGACGACGGGGCTGTTCGGCGCCGGGGCCTTGCCCATGACCGTCACGCCCGTCTTCTGGCAGGTGAACAGGTCGCGGGTCAGGACCGCTATGCGCAGATCCTGCCAGCGTTTGGACTTGTACCAGGCTCGGATCGTTGCATCTGGCGCGCCGGCCGTGTCCCTCATCTCTGCCATTGACCTTAGCCTGGGCCGTATCGGTGATAACCTAGGCTTCAGGGTATGGAGTGACTTGCGCTTACCGCCTGCCATAGGCGAAGCTCTCATGACGAGGGTTTGGGAGAACGGGCATCTATGCACATTGTCGTTTCTTGGGACATTACCGACGGAGCGCCGCCGCGCTCAGAACTGAGTGAGAGCTTGAAGGAGGCCTTCGCTGGGCATTCCTGGTTTCGTCCGCTCACGACCTACTATGTGATCAAAGCGGATGAGGCGGCTCGGCTGGAAATATACGAAGCGTTGCTCACCGTGGCAGAAGCCAACCCTGATCGGATCAATTTTGTGGTCTCTCCGGTGATGCAAGGCGCGTACTTGGGCTTCCTGCCCCAAACGAGTTGGGACAAAATCAACAAGAGGACGCTATGACCGACGAGGCAAAAGTCGGCCCTGCAGTTCCAAACCCCGTTCACGACGCCTTCAATATCTCCGTCTTGGTCCCAGACGAGATTACCATCCGCATGGTCGACGCATCATCGTTGGCCGACTACGAGGTCTGGGTGTTCATCTCGTCGCTACTATCGAGCGCGTTTGTCGGCTTTCTCGTGGCCTACATCCAAGCCAATTCGACGGCAGACCCTACTACTGGCGCCATGTTCTGGATGACTGTGCTCATCGGCGTGTTGACCCTCGCTGGCCTCGTCATGGTCTACAGCAAGAGGACGCTACTGAAGCGCAAGGGGCGCACAATGAAGCTGAAGACTTCCCTTGCCGATTGAGGACAAATGCCCGCTGGTCGAGACCGCCTCAGCGGTCCGGAGCAACAGGCCGACTGCCGCGAGGCAGCCGACCGATTTCAGTTCTACACCGGCTACGCCGCCATGCGGCCCGGGTCGAAGTGGCCGGCGCTGAAGTCGGCGTGGGTACGGGCGCTGTCGATGAAAGCCATGAAGCGACTGTGCCTCGCCGGAAGGATGGCCACCGGCTCGACCAGGCGGTCCAGCGCGAGGCTTTCGCGGGCGGTGGGCTGGTAGAGGTCGACGATGGTGCGGCCGACGAAGCTGACGGTCTCGCCAATGAACAGCAGCGGCGCGAGGGCGAAGGCATGGGCGAGACTGAAGAACAGGCGCGTGAAGCGGGCCATGGGGCAGTCCTTTCGATGTGGGAGGTGATGGCGGGCCCCTGGCGCCCTGTTCCACACCGCTATGGGTGCTGGTGCCTTTCGGCCCCTTGAGCGTTGTCCAGCGCTTGCCCGCCGCCGTCCGGATCGCTTTGCGCAACTCCGGACAATGCAAAAGTCATACCTTACTCGCTGAGCCGAGGTCGAACGGCCGATTGCAGACCGTTGTGGCGTGGCGCTTTACGCGAGTTTGGATGATGGGCAATAGGTAACCTACTCGCTTAGCGGGCGTCAAAAAGGGGGGAGAGTCCGTTATTTAGCGGGGCCTTCCATCCGTTCTATTTTACTATGCCCCACATCTTCCCAAGATCATCGAGCGCGTCCCTAAGATTGTCGGCCATCGTGTTGCGCGTCCGGTCCACGACAGTAATGTCGGAAAACGATAGACCTTGACCGGCCACCTTGACGACCAGTTCATAGTTTCGCCTGCCAAGAAGAACCCGGCAATCTCGTAGCGCCTTCCCTGCATCGACTTGCCTGTCGCTGATGGGCTCTTTGGCACCACCGCCATCAACTCGAATCTGGGCATAATCCATTGCACCGGCACCGGCACCGCCGGCCGCTTCCCATGTAGCCCTGAAGCGATCCGCGGCCTTCTTCTGCGCGTCATCCAGCTTGCCGCGGGCATAAAGCGTCTCTACCGCGCTTTCGCGCAAATTCTTCACGGCCTTGATGCGCTTGAGGTTCGATGGCCCCTCGGCGTGGTCGGCGCTGAAATAGGGATTATCGACCTCGACCACGTCGATATTGAGCTTTGGGGTAATCTTCAGGCTCAAGGCACAACTCCTTCGACATAGACCAGGCCGTCGCCGACGAGTTTGCGCTTGAGCTGGTGCGCCTCGCCGCCCGTCAGGCCCTCGTGTTTGGTAGTGATCGCGCCGTCCTCGCCGACGCGGTTCTCTTCGATGGTCCAGCTTTCCCGGCCACTGCCGACGCCGACGAGGCTCATCGTGAACCAACTCCGGCCACAGGCATTGAGCGCGGCTCGCTGGCTACGATGGGTGCCGCGGACCTTGTCGTCTGGCGTCGGAACGCTGAAGGCCGATTCCATGACCAGCCAGTGGCCGGCCGACGTCTTGGATGGATAGAGCGTCATGCTGCCGTCTCCTCTTTTCGCTTTTGCCACTGCCACGCGGCGCGCTCAGCTTCGATCCATTCCCGAACATCGCTGTCTGGCGCCGCTGGCCTGTCGCCCAGGCCGGTCGGCCAGTCGTTGAACAGGCCATGGAAGTTGGCCAGCGCCCACCGACGGGAAAGGCGATGCTGGTCGGCCCACCAGAGCAGGCCGGTCCACACGCGCCGACGCGGCGAACGCTCCGACTGCATCAAGCGATACTCGGCGAGCTTGAGCCGGTCCGCCGGTGTGGGCACGGGGTACACGTGGCCGCAACTGCCGCACTTCCGCGACTTCTGACCGCGCAGCCGCGAACAGTCTGGGCATGGGATTGGAAGGTTGCGGACCTTCGCCTTTGGTTCTCGGCCCGGTGTGCCGTGCAGTTCGGCCGTGCCCAAGTGCTCCGGTAGCCCGAGATCCTCGAACGAACCCGAAAGGTCGATCAGGAGGGCGTGGTGCTTACCCTCGGCGGTGCGCAGAGCGCGACCGACGATCTGGGCCAGCAGCGCGTCGCTCTTGGTCGGGCGGGCCAGGACAATGCAGCGGACGTCCCAGTCGATTCCGGTGGTGAGCACGCCGATGTTGCAGACCACCTCGATCTTACCGGAATGGAAGCCCGCCTTGATGCGGTCGCGCTCTTTGCGCGGCGTGTCGCCATCGACATACGCGGTCCTGACCCCGGCCCGCTTGAATTCGGCGGCCAGCGCCTGCGCGTGGGCACGATCGACGCCGAAGCATAAAGTCGGCAGGCCCTTGGCGCGCTCCACCCACTCCCTGACAACCAAGTCCGTCAGGTGGGGCTGGTTCATGGCCACCGACAGATCGTGGACATCGTAGTCACCGGCGATGACGCGGACGCCAGTAAGGTCCGGGCGTTTGGGTGCGAAGGCCCAGTACATCGAAAGGAAACGCTGTTCGATCAGGCTGCCGATCGTCGCAGCAATGACCAGGTCGTCGAAGTGCTTGCCCAGGTTCTTCGTCCAGGGCGTAGCGCTGAGGCCGATGAAGATCAGCCGCGGCTTAGCCTTCATCCATCGCTTGATGACCTCGGCAAGGACGTGGGCCTCGTCGACCAGCACGATGTCGGTGTCGGGAAGCTCCCGGCGCGCCAATGTGGGGATGCTGACGACCTGCACAGGCGCTTCAGGATCGGTGCGAGGGTGCATGGCCTGCATAACTCCGATATCGGTGATGCCTTCGGCCTCGAATGCCGAAACGGTCTGGTCGATCAGCTCGAGGGCTGGCACTGCAAACACGATGCGGTTGCCCTTAGCTCTAGCCATCTCGACGATGGCAGCCGCGATCATGGTCTTGCCACCACCGGTGGGCAGCATCAGCATGGGACGACGGTGGCCCGCGCGCAGGGATGCGCGCAGCCGATCAATGGCGGTGGTCTGATAGGGTCGGAGGGGGCGCTTCATGCGTCGCCCTCCCCAGTGCCATACTGAGAGTCCTGTTCTTCTATACCCCAACCTTCAGGTGATCCCTCAAGGTGTTGGTCGGAACTGGGGATCGTGTCGGGAGACGATCTACTGATCGTGTCAGAGGTTTTCCGAGACGATCTACTGATCGTGTCAGAACGAGCGCCAAGGCGGCGCCTCTCAGCGCGCCGCTCCTTTCTGCCGTCCTCCATGCTCTGCTTGTAGTCGAGCATGGCGTCGAGGTTGGTGAGGTCAAACTTGTACTCGTTTGCGAGCTGGCGATTGCCGCGCTCCCACTGCAACCAGTTGGTCTCTCTAAGCCTGGTAAGGCAAGTCTGGACGTAGCGCGGCGACAAACGCGTGTTGTCGGCGATCGCTTGCAGGGACGGGAATATCCGACCGGTCTTGCCACTCATGAATTGCAACACGGCAATGCCGACGTTCTTCTCGGCCGGCTTGAGGCGGGGGTCGATGAGGAGAGCGTCTATCACGTCAAACTTTCGGCTCGAGAAGCCAGCGCGCCGCTCCTCGACCGTCCCCTGCTCGACCCTCTCGAAGTCTGGCGGTTTGTAGGGCGCATGCACGGATCACCCTTCCTTCGCGGTGTCGAGCACCACGCCGATCTTCGATCCCTGCTTGACGAAGTCGACGCCGGCACCGCGCAGCGCGCGGATCACCAGCACCAGGATGTCGGCCTTCAGCGGTACCGGCCCTTCAGCGGTCTCGGCGCGGGTGATGGACGAGACCGATATGCCGGCGGCCTTGGCCAGGTCAGCTGCCGACCAGCCGAGCAGAGCCCGGCCGGCGCGAATCTGGAAGGGCCGGATCATACGCCCCTCCCGAAGATGATTAGGATCGCTGTTGCGTCGATGGCGATGGCCGCAGCCAGCGCCCATCCGAGATTGACGAGGCGAGCCATCATGCTGCCCTTCCCCGGCCAGGCCGTGGTTGCAGGCGATGGACCGTCGCCGTGGTGCTGCGCGACTTGAGCCTAGATGACGACCTGACAGGCGCGACAGGCTCTTTTGGAGCCTCCAGAGCCGGGGAAGCGCGCTGCGCCTCCCCCTCGTCCGTGCCGGTGAAGAACGCCCGCAGGCGGCTTCGGCTGGCGCACCAGCGACCGTTCACGCGCTTGGCGGGCAGTTCTTCTTTGTCGAGCGCTTCCCAGCACTGGCGCGGCGTGCGGTTGATGAAGGCGGCGATGGACGCCACCCCCCAGATCAAATCGTTGGCGAGGGTGTCGGGCTCAGACATCTTTGCCCTCCCGCACTTCGAAACAGGCGAGAAAGTCCAGCCGCAGTCGGGAGGCACGACGCTCGATCTCATGGCTGAGAAACGAGTGGATATTAGCATCGTCGTACGACTGGAAGTGGCAGGAGTAAGAGCCGTCGGCGTTCCGATTGCCGGCGGTCCATGCTTCCTCAAACCTGATCAGCAAGGCTGACAGATATTGGAGTTCGTGAACTGCAGTTTCGAGGGCCTGGAAGGCCGCGAGTTGCTTCGAGTTCATGCTTCACCCGATGCGTTCGCCGAAGGCGCCAATTCGTTGCGGAGCAGGCGCATGATCGCTTCGACGGTCATGTCGTCCGTGCCGATGTCTCCGTGGGCTGCCTCGTGCGCGGCGAGATAGTCGCGCTTTGTGACCAGTTCCTCTTCAGAGCGCGGACGGAATACCCATACCGCCGCAAGGGCGTCGGCCTCTGCATGGCTAGCGCGGTGCGTTTCAGCCTCGGCAGCGGTCAAGCCCATGTCGATGAGCAACTGCTCGTAGTCGGAGACCGCCTTCGCCAAGGCGTCGAGGGCGCGGCATTCGGCAGCATAGATGGCCTGGGCCATCGTTTCGTCGTGCCCCGGGAACGCCGACTCTGCCCAGCTGGTACCGGTGCAGTACGAGCGCCGCAGGTTCTCATGAAAAGCGGCGATATGTTCCCGAGCGGAAGCGCCCTTGTCGTAGTAGCGCACCTCCACCTTCCCGCCCCGCGCCGGTGACCCGTCCGCTGCAACCGATACGGGGGTCAAACGACGTTCGGTGCCGGTGATGGTGTTGACGCGTTCGTTGGCCTCGCTTTCGGCGTCGAGCGCAAGGTCATAGGCGGCAGCTGCAGCCCGATGCGCATCGATCAGCGCAGTCAATTCGGTGCAGGATTCAAGTTCGGCGGACAACGCCGGCGCAGCGGCGGTGCCAAGGGCGGCGGCAGTCAGGGACGTGCCCATACCCCTCAGTGCAGCACGCCGCGACATGGTGATGGGATGCTCAAGGGCGCGTGACATCACGCTGCCCGAAGTGATATCTTCGGTCGTCATCATCGACTCCAACGATGTTGTGGTGATTGTGCTGCCCTGCCAGGCAGCGCTTCAGTTAGGCCGGGGTAGCGGGAGCTGCCTCGGCCTTTTCGTTTTGCAGGCCCTTCTCTATCAGGATCCTCGTCGCCTCGGAGCGACTGCCGATGCGACTACCAAAACGGAAGTCGTCGATGCGCCTCAGTACGCTCGGTTCGACCACCACTTGGAGGCGTTCGGTTTTCATCTCGTCGCGCATGCAATCTCCTTAAAGTTGCAACGTAGTCATTTACTGCGTTCACAGACCTAGCAACTAACTAGGGTTGCGTCAAGCAAGTTTTGTAGTTAGTTGCTAGGGGTCTCGGGAGAATGGTGCAAGGCATGGCAAGAGGGGATTATCCAAGCGCAAAGCAGGATCAGTATATGGTCCGCTTTCCCGACGGTATGCGCGATCAATTGAAGGGCCTGGCGGAAAAGAACGGACGTTCGATGAACGCCGAAATTATCGCCCGGCTCGACGTCTCCCTGCGAGACGTTCCGCGGTCGGAGCAATTGGATCTGGCCGAGTTGGCTCAGTTGCGCGAGGAAGTGAAGACACTGGCGCGGGACCAAGCTAGACGCGCGGAAGACATGAGAGACGTCCTGGAGCGGCAGCTAGAGACCGCCCAAATTCAGAATGACTTCATCAAAAGCCTGATGGCCGATTGGGTCGATAGGCAGGACGATCAGTTCCGACGGTGGATGCTGGCCGCCATGGACAGTGTGCAGCAGACCAAGGCCGATCCTGAGCAGGTGAAGGTCATTGAGGAATTGCGCGAACAGTTCATCCGCGAGCGGCAAGAGGCGGCCCCTTTGCCGCCAACACTCGGGGAGCCTACGCCTGCGAGTGTCCGCCCGAAGTCCAAGCGCGAGCAGTCATCTCGCGTTGCCAATGATGATCCGTTCCCCAGCACCCGAGGCGGCGTGCCTAGATCACCGGTTGCGACCCCAGCGGAGGCCGCTGAAGGCGATGGGGCCACCCGACCGGCGAAGGCAGCCGCTCGCGGGCAAAAGCCGCACAAGGAGGAGAAATGAGCGCCTATGGAAGCGAGCGGGAGGTGAGTGTCTTGGTCTGGGGTGAGGCTGTGAAGGTTTCGGTCTACCAGAAGTCAAAATCAGTGTGGGTCGCAAGTGGGGATTACATGGGAGAAAGCATCACCGTTCAGAACGGTTCGTCCAGATCAGCGGTAACGCTGTGGCGCAGCACAGCTGAGTATCGGGGAAACTGATGAGTGTCGACAAGCGCATTTGGTGCAATCCGTGCTGAGTTTCCTTTGCACTGCCCAATTCTGGGCTGAGACGGCCAAGCTGATCGCGCAACTTGGCGGAGCACTTCTAATTGCATGGCTGACTGTGCGGTGGGCTCTGGGTCGATACAAATCTGAGAAGATGTGGGAACGAGAGGCCGCGGCGATGTTCGATGTTCTAGGAGCAATTGCCGACATGAAGGACGTCAACTCCGAATGGCTGAATCAACTCCTGCGAGATCAGAACGCCGAAGAGATGATCAACGCTGATGCAGGCGTGGAAGCTGAGCGCGATGCTGCATTGCTCTCTAGGTGGCGGGACGCGAAGCGCCGGCTCGACGGCGTGAGCGCGGTTGCAAGTGTCGTATTATCTCCAAAGGCAGAGGAGGCGCTTGGTAAGTTGAACGCCAGTCTGTCGCGCCCCTTTGAGGACTACATTGATGACCTCACATCGACTGATACTGCGCTTCGCACAGCGAGGGCGACGCTCATCGGGATCGGTCGAGGCCGCTTCGGGGTGAACGATGTTCGTCTGTAAGCGCCCACGGCGCGATCCCAATACTGGGCACACGGCCGGCGGCCAGGAAATGACCTGATGCCGAAGATGGCTCCCAACGAATTGCCAGGCTGGCCCGCCGCGATGAACCAACAGCTCGCGGCTGCATACTGCGGCTTGTCTGTAGCAACGTTCGCCTCTGTGTGCCCGGTGTCACCAATCGTGATCACTTCGTCGAAACGGGGAGCCAGGTATCTCCGCATTCGTCTCGATGAGTGGCTTTTGAGCCTGGATCAAGGCGGCGCCCGGCCGGAGCGGGTAGGTATGGGCGCGATGTGGGACGCCAGTTTTCGTAGCTCACGAAGTACAGCAGAAGAACGCAAGCCCCGGGGACGGAGGTCGCCAAAATGAGCGTCCGCCCTCGCACATGGACCACAAAAGGTGTCGAGCACCACGGGTGGGTAGCCGACTATGTGGACGGCAATGGCAACCGGCAACGGAAGCAATTCAAGCTGAAGCGCGATGCCATGGCCTTCGAGAAACGCGCCGCGACGGAAGTCGCCGACGGAGTCCACATCGCCGCAGGGGACAGCATAACCGTCCAGCAGGCGGGCGAGGATTGGATCAAGGCCAAGCAGCGCGCCGGCCGGGAGCAGGCGACGATCGCTCAATACCGCCAGCACCTGGATCTGCACATCAACCCTGCCATTGGGCATGTGAAGCTCCCTGCCCTGACACCCGTGCTGCTGAGCAAGTTCGAGGACGAACTGCATGACGCCGGCCGATCCACCGCTATGATCAAGAAGGTGATGGTCAGCCTCGGCAGCATCATCGCAAACGCGCAAAAGCGCGGCCACGCAGTGCGGAACGTGGTGCGGGACATGAGGGGGCTGGGGAATGGCGCCGATGCGCGCGCAGAGAAGCGCGCCAGGGGCAAGTTGCGGGTCGGGACGGACATACCCACCCCAGACGAGGTGAAGGCCATCCTGGGGGCTCTGCGTGGCCACTGGCGCCCGCTGCTCATGACGGCGATCTTCACCGGGATGCGGGCCAGCGAGTTGCGCGGCCTGGCGTGGGCCGATGTCGATTTCGCCAAGGGGCAGGCGCACGTGCGACAGCGGGCCGACCGATACAATGCGATCGGCCGACCGAAGTCGGAAGCCGGGGACCGCGTGGTGCCGTTGCCGGCGCCCCTGGTCAATGTTTTGAGGGAATGGCGTTTGGTGTGCCCGAAGAAGGATACCGGCAAGCGGGACGCCAATGGCGAGCCGGTGAAGGTGCTCGATCTGGTGTTTCCCAATGGTCAGGGGAAAGTCGAGAGCCTGGGCAACATCATCAACCGCGGACTGGTTCCGACGCAGATGCGCGCCGGCGTGACGGTTGAGACTGCAGAGATCGACGAGGATGGGAAGCCGGTGCTGGCCGCGAAGTATACGGGCATGCACGCCTTGCGGCACTTCAACGCGAGTTGGCTGATCAACTCGGTGAAGGCAGGCGGTCTCGGACTATCCCCGAAAGAGGTTCAGGAGCGCCTGGGGCACTCGTCCATCGTCATCACGATGAACACCTATAGCCACCTGTTCGAGCGCCTGGACGATGGCAGCGAGATGAGCGCAGCGGCCGCGGCGCTGCTGGGCTAATGTGGTTAATGGCCGCCCTTGGTGCGGTTGCGAGCGATGTAACCGAGCAATGACAGCAACGAAGACATGCCGCCAAACAACAATAGCCACGCGAAGGGGCCTTGACCGTATTCTGAAATGATGTCGGCAAGCGAGGATCTGAAGATAAGGACCGCGGCCGCCACGACAAGGAACGAGTACCCTGTTGCCGCAAGGAGCATAACGTTCAGAAACAAGGGGCCAAGGAAACGGCGATTCCAAACACTTATCCCTGCGGCCGCGAACAGACCAACAAGCAGCGCCATTCCGGATGATGCCAGGATGCTCACTTTTCACCCCACAGCTTTGGAAATACCTTCAACCCATGGTTGATCCTGCTTTGGAGTCCCCAGGTTCCGGTCAGGACGATTAGGATGAACCACTGCATCCCCACGACCGAGATGCCTATAACTCCCGTCAAGCGCTCCACGAATGCGACGTCGAACAGACAGAACGACACTGCCAACGCCACTAGGGTATAGTCATACTTGCGGCCCAAACTATCCGTTCCGACAGACTGGCTCGTAGTCGACGCCCCAGCCGGCGTCTCACCACTACTCGGCCCCACACGGAGACCACGCTTTTCATTATCGCCTGCCGGACGTTTGGCCAT